GCAGCTAAGGCTGCTGATGATCCAAGCTATGCCCCGCTAGGATCCAAACGAGCTCGGCCGCTGCCCCGGCCGGGCATCGTTTTTTTAGGGCGCCAAATCTTATTTCCCGAATGCCTAATGTTTGTGTTGGCCCGCCCTCCCCATTTATATACTAGGGAATATTCATATATTCATTCAGCTGCTGAAGAGAGCTGCAGTCATGTGATGTAAATCACTACAGACCTACTTACGCTAAAAGAGAGATGGACCTATGGTTCAGTCACTGGTTACAGATAGTAACTAAGTGAAGGGATAGAGAATGCGTACTCTGAGAGAGATAGCGCTGGAGATAGATTGGGAATGCCGGGGTAAGTCTTGGTATCCATATGCAGAAGCATATGTCACTCCCATGATGTCACTCGATACCATGCAAGACCGGTACTTCGAGGATTCAGCAGAATCAATAGTCTCCTATGCACTGGCTAATCTCCAGTCATGGAGAGGAGACAATGCCCGTCGAATTAAGGCGGAACTCAATGCAATGCTCAAGTCAGCAAGGAAGGTGAATGCATGACAGCTGAGACATACAATCCGCATCAGCTAGTAACGTTGCGGGATATCAATGACGGGGCCGAAAGCTTCGTCATCCATAAAGCTACAGACCTCGAGTGGAAGCTCGAGACAGCTAAGCTCAATCGCCGGGAGCTGGATACAGCTCAAGCTAAGATTGGAGCTATCACTTCGGAGATGACCAGTGAAAGCTGGTATCACTCGAATACAGATAAAGATGAAGTACTAAGTAAGCTCGAAGAGATTCTGGGCGTCAACCCTACAGCTACGATCAGCATCACAGCTACGATCGAGGTGTTCATTACAGCTGAGGTGCCGCTGAAAGAGCTCGACAGCTTCGATTCAGATTCACTGATCCACGACTCGATCACGATAGATGCGAGCGCTTGGGGATCAGAAGTCAATGTAGATGACTGGAATCTACAAAGCTCAGATTGGGAGGAACAGAGCTAACTCAGAGACAACGCACCCCGGGCCAGCTTCGCGGCGGCTCGGGGCTCGCGTTGTTTGTGTCGGCCCACCCACCCCATAGGGAATATATATAAGCTGCGGGCTCGGCCTGGTGTGAGATAGATCACTGCAAACCTACTTACACGTAGAGGGAGAGTCATATACCTTAAGCAATGAAGAGAGGGGTCTCATGAAACTTAAACGGTCCAAAGATCGTAAAGTGGCTAATAGTCTTACTCCTAATGGGAAGACTGCAAGAATTGCTAATTCTTTCGGTTTACCCGCGGGGAGAGAGTACAGCTGCCCGGCGCAGACTTCAATTTGCGCTCGCATATGTTATGCCGGCAAGCTGGAGAAAATCTATCCAACAGTGCGTACTAACCTTATGCACAATTGGGAGATGCTTAAAGATGCAGATCATGACACGATGGAGAGTCTACTCGATGAGATGATTGTGGAATTCAAGGCGGAATGTGACAAGTGGTCCGCGCCTAAAGAATTTCGCATTCACTGGGACGGGGACTTCTTCTCCTCAGATTATGCATTCGCATGGAAGCATGTGATCATGAACCATCCGGACGTTCGCTTCTGGGTCTACACACGTGTAGAGTCTGCAGCTTATATGCTCCGGAACCTAGAGAATCTCACTTTATACTTCTCCACTGATAAAGAGAATCTCGAAAGCGCTCAACGCCTACAGCGTGAAGGCGTGTTACTGGCAGGATTACACGATACTTTCGATCAAGCCAAGGATATGCTCCTGGCGCTAGGCGAGAGATCTGCAAAGTGTCCCGAGCAACGCAAGCAAATTCCCCTGGAAGGCGCCTGCATTGCATGCAAGATTTGCGTCAAGGGCACTAACAATATAACGTTCAGCATTACTAAGAGATAGGGATCAATATGGGATACACAACAGCGTTAGACTTAGCCGGCCAAATTCACCTGGATCAAGGCCTGGCCCATCACTTAACCGGCAATCATTATCCGCCGGTACCGTTAACGATGGTCGATCCATGCAAAGCTGCAATCGATGCGTACCTGGATGAAGACTACGACCGGGAGATAGAGCTACCGGATCCAATTACGTATAAGGGCCGCACTACAGCGCCGGCACGGGCGATAGTAGATCAGCATCACTTGCACCCATTCGTAGAATCACTGCAAGAATAATAGAGTTGCTCCCCTAGGTACTACCCTTCCACCTAGGGTCGAGCACGGAGAAGCCGCGTTGTTTCAGGTCAGCGCGGCTTTCTTCTTTTTAAAAGGGAAATGCCTACTCCCAAAAGCCAAATGTTTGTGTTGACCCTCCCACCCCTCATCCCTTCGGGATAGGGTGCGGCCGAAAAGTCAAGTAGCTTTGCTGTGATATTGCTCACACAGTGAGAGAGAGGCTCGGCCAGGCCGCCTATTCCAGTTAGTTTCACGTGAAACAAGCGATCTTCGAAGAAGAGAGCATGAATAAGAGAGATAGCTATTGGCAGAGAGAGCAGAGAGAGAAGAGAGAAGCCAAAAAGAGAGATAAGAGAGATAGCCGACATTAAATGTCGACAAATCGACTAGTCGATTAGGCTACTGCATTGACCGGTCATGGCCTCCCCGGCTGTGCAGCCAGCTTTACAGCCTCGATCGGCTGAAACTATCCGATATCACTGCAAGCTAATTGCTACCCAATGGCTGGCAGGGCAAAGAGATGTCAGTCCCTCTCTATATCCTCTCTCTCTGCATGTATAAGCCAATCTATTTGGGGCCGATTTTTCTGTGAGTCAAGTCACAGCAAACCTACTACCCCTAAGACGGCATATACGTAATGATTAGAAAGTAAGGGCAAGAACTCAACGAAAGGTATCAAATGAGTCTCAAATGGGAACTCGATTATCACCAAGGTAAGTACAACGAAGCCAAGGCTAAGGAAAACGAAGCGTTCCACGCAATCCTCAAGATCATCACTGATTTAGGCGGAAAGCGTGAGCACGTAGACAAGGCGATCGGTCTATGGGTAGATGGCACTTTGGCATCCAACGATATGGGATGGCACAGAGCATTTAGGTCTGAGGCTGAGGACAAGATTCAAGAACTTCGCAAGTTAGTCGATATGGATGAAGACGCGGAGTTGTTGAAATGACGGGCAGACAAGTAGTCTGTCCTACCTGCGGTAAAGAATTGGAGGTGAGGTCGGGCATCTTTGCCCACCAAACCCTCGCCCGCCATATGAAGGAGCATGAATGAGCACTGATGATATATCTGTAGGCGATGCAATTATTGTAAAGGCGCTGTTGAACGGCACCTTTACTGATCCCGATGGAAACAAAGCAACATTAACTGTTAAGGGTTTTGTTGGTGCAAATATCATTGCAGCTCGTGTGGCGTTGCTCACGCAACCACGCCCACTATCTGAAAGTGATATCACTGAGATTGTTAAGTTTCTCAAGGATGCAGAGACTGCATTGAACATGCTTGAGGACAAGGAACAAGAATGAAAGCGGTGTCGTTATTCGCCGGGGTCGGAGGTTTCGATCTTGCATTAGAACGTGCGGGTGTACCTGTTGTTGCATCTGTAGAGATTGATAAGCATGCACGTGGTGTACTGCAACAACAATTTCCTAACACAACATTATTGGAGGATGTAAAAAATGTCACAGGCGATCAACTTAGAGAACTCGGATTCGAAGGTTCTGACGGAATTATTGTCGGAGGCTTCCCGTGTCAAGACCTCAGCGTTGCTGGTAAGCGAGCAGGTCTTGCTGGAGGTAGAAGCGGACTCTTCTGGGAAATCTGTCGCATCCTCGACGAAACGAAAACGAAATGGTTCGTCCTCGAAAACGTCCCCGGTCTTTTGTCATCTAACGAAGGACGAGATATGGGAACCGTCATCCAAGCGTTGGTTGAGCGCGGGTATGGGGTCGCATACAGGATTCTTGACGCTCAATACTTTGGAGTCGCCCAAAGAAGACGTCGTATCTTCATTGTCGGATGTCTTGGAGACAACGGGCGAGCACCTGCAGAAGTACTTGCTCTCATCGAAGGCATGCGAGGGTATTCTGAGGCGATCAACCAAAAAGGGAAAACAACTTCCTCCCTTGCTTCACTCAGCTTTGGAGAACATGACTAATGTGGTTCATAAAGAGTAGGCGTGCAAAGGACGTGGAAGATTATGAAACTTGGGTTGATGCGGAGGTTACTCCTACATTGAACGCATTCGATAACAATGGCGATACACGATCAACGGTGCTTATCTTCTACACTGGTACCTTTGGTGAAGTACGAGTACAGGGAGATGTGATTAATACGTTGCCGGCAAAGATGGGAACGGGTGGTAATAACACTCCTATGATGGCATTCCCTATCCAGGGAACAATCATCGGTCGCAGTGATACTGCTGGACCACAAGGCAAAGGATTTGGTGATTCTACTGATCCTATGTACACAATAGATACCGTTGGTGGTAATGCGGTTGCAACTCCTGCAATGGTGCGACGTTTAACTCCGTTAGAATGTGAGCGCCTACAAGGGTTTCCCGATAACTGGACTGCATCACAGTCTGATTCACAACGATATAAACAAATGGGCAATGCGGTAGCAGTACCGGTTGTTCAATGGATAATAGATAGGTTGGTTGACGTTGAAACAAGATTTAATGCAAATGCTTAAGTCTCAAGTAAAAGACATGTATGGAAAGCACGGCTTAAAAGCTGTGGATGAGTATTTAGATCAAAACTACAAGTTAATACCTTGGGAGCAATGCTACGAGTGCGACAAGATTACGCCCCGTGATCCACGCACACTAAAGTGTTTCTTTGAGGAGGATCATGAGTTCTAAATGGGACTATGCTTTTTACGATCGTAACTCACAGCCTTGCACTTTAAAGGAATGGAGCGAAGAATTCGGTAGTCCATATGCATTCAAGAAGGATGTGTTTGTAAAAGATTATCGAGTATTAACCAAGTGGACCGGAGTTGATATGCCGGAATACGATTGGTTGCAAAAGAATCAATTCAGTTCTAAGAACTGGAAACCAAACTCTAAGCCATCACCGTTTGTTTCATACGTATGGAATGCTGACGGGGAAATCGTAGAGTCAAAGCGTTATCAAACTATTGAACGTGCATACAAAGGTCATGCTGAATTAGTTCAGCGCTTTGCTAAGGAAGACCTTGGTGTGTATCATGTGCCTGTAGTCCTACAAGATATGGAGGAAACAAATGGCGAAGAAAAAGATTAAAGTCTTTAAAGTTTCGCTTACAAACAACTTTGAAAAAGGTGGCGGTTGGCTGTGCCACGTTCGTTGTTATGATGAACGTGATCAGTACGAAGCATCTTTTACAGATGTAATTGGTCAGTCAGACTATTCTGCTTGGAAAAACCCTTCAGCAGCTAAGCGTCACGCTAAAGCTATGGCTCAGAAATGGACCACCAAGAAAAGCGTAAAGATGATTGCTGGTACAACTACCGATTCAAAGGGCAAGCCTGCAACATTTCATGGCGAGTTTACTTTTAAAGTCGACGCCTAAATAGAATAACCCCCAGCATTAAGCATCGGCTGTGACCGACATGCTGGGGGCTTTTCTTTAGTACGACAATATTTCTGGCAGTACTTCTTTACCTATAATTCTGTGCTTTCTTCTGTACTCATCTCTTTGATCTGTCGTAGTGCCCGCCCATATTCCTTGAACTTTATTCTCTATTGCGTATTTAAAACATTCATCTTGAACTGGGCAGTTTTTACATATTCTCTTCACATGACCCAACTGTTGATAATGCATTCCTTCATCAGGAAAGAACAATTCAGTGTCAAGTCCTAAACATGAAGGGGTGCCACTAAAGCGCATTACTCTCCGGTTTCACTGTTCTTAATGAAGCAATTTTATCTGGTCTAAATCCAGACCAATGATTGTTATTGCTGACCACAACCGGAGTGTATTTATACCCCATAGAAACTACTAGATCATAAGCATCTTTGTTTTCAGTTATGTCAACAGTATTAAATTCAATACCGTATTTGTTTAAATACTTTTTAGTTGCATCGCATTGTGGGCAATCTGGTTTTGTATATACCGTAGTGCTCATTGATTCTCCTTAATTAATTTGATCTCACATGCATCAGTTGTGCAGTATGCCTCACCAATCGCATCGGCTGCAAGTCCTGCGTATACTCCGCTGAAATCTATGGGGAATAATTTCATCGTTGCATCTTCATATTCTTTTTCAGTAATCTGGGTGTACGGCATCTGCGGATAGGTCTCGTTCCCCATCGGTAAGAAGGAAACGGTTTTGAGCTGTCCGTCGAACATGTGAAGCGCTGTACCTACAGCTGACTTCTCCGTATCTTTGTTAAAGGATACTGTCACTGAAACAGAATTGTCGGACCAATAGTATTGAGCGGTCGAAGCAAGGTGCATCTTTTCATAAATTGATACGTCTTTCTCCGAGCGTTTAGCATTAGATTTAATAGGGAAGAACACCACAGAGGTTGTCTTTGGTGATTCTGATGCCTTCTCTACCCGATAGTTAGCCATCTTAAATAACGGCAACATCGGATCTTCATTGCTAAATCTAATAGCGCGGAGGAAGTATTCACCTCCTGGTGTCCAGTGAACTCCTGGTGATTCACCTGCAAGTATTGAAACTGTTCCTGATGGCTTAACTGTTGTCATCTTGATTGACTCACGGGTACATAGCCACTCTGAATATGTAACGTCGTATTGCTTTACGACTTCATATCCTGCATCCATCCATTCACGTAATGCCGGCATGCCTTTGGTATCTGCAAAGTTAGCTACGCCTGAAATAGATGTTCCAATACGGCGATTGCGTTGCATGATTGCATTGGTTTCTTCCCAGTGGGTAGGCAACAGGGTTACAGTCTTGGCATATAAATACGCAAACTTAAGTGTGCGCTTGAAATCTTCAAGGCTGTCATGACGATTTAAATAAGTTTCTACAAGTGTGCACATTTCATATGACTCAAGGCTCTGTTCAGCACATGGGTTATACCCAGCTACACGCCAGTCTTTGTTATTAACACCATCTTTGATACGCCCATACTTACGGCTCATGTCCATCCATACAACACCTGGCTCACCGTTTAACGCAATACCATCTACGATCTTGTTTAAGTCCATACCAACGGTTGCGTCAATGGAGTTATTGCTCATCCATGCCCAGCCTGGATTCTTAGGATCATAGGAGTTGCGCTCCGGAAATACTTCAGCGTTCTTTAGGTTAAGGAAGTTCTCGTCATCCGCTCTACCAATTAAAAGCTCAGCAGAACGACGTACGTTGCCGCTTACAACACAAACCCCGATTAGGTTTCCAAGATCGGCTATATCAGTGCGAGTTAACTTCTCTCCAGCCCTACCCGTAAACAGTTTACGAATATGGTTGTGAAGTTTTTCTAACGGCTCGTGCCCGGCCGCTGTTCCCCCAAAGGTTTTGATTGGCGTACCTGCTGGGCGGATCTCTTTGTAATCAAATAGTGGAGCCTTCTGATCTGGTCGGAGGTAGGAATTGATGAGGAGTGTGACGGAATCAACCCATCCTTCTCTGGTGTCTGGGACGACATGAGTGTCTCCTTCCTGTGGTTCGTAGATTTGGAATTCTTTGTCTGCGCCTTTATCGTCAAAACCAACTCCAACGCCAAGCATCGATGCTTCCATTAGAAATGCGAATGGTCTTGCGGGGTCTATTTTAGTCATTGATGTGGTTGAAACGAATGCACAGTTCTGCAAAGCTGCAGAGTTTTTTTGCTCGTTTACCAGTGGGGTTCCCATAACCCACAACCCACGTCCGGGTGGAGTCCACTTCAAATGAAACAGGCGATCAAAGGCTTCTTTGGCTGATGCCTGAGCTCGTGCATCATTCCATGGGAGTCGGTTGGATTTGCAGTGGTCTTTTTGTAATGAATACATGCCATTGATTACTCGCTCACAAACGTCTACCCAAGTTTCCTTTGTCCCGTCCTCTTTGAGTCTTGAGTAAGTTCGTAGGAATGTGATCTCTCCTACTGAGTTTCCGGCTGCATCTTTATAGCCCCAAGGGACCTGCTTCTCCTTGTAGGTGGACACGAACTCGTCCGCTAGTCGAAAACTTAATGACATATATAAATCCTTTCCCCTAATGGTGAACTTGTTATTCTACTTATCGACCTGCCTTAGTTCAGCAAGTCTTCGAAACCGTTTTATGCTTGTATCGTTTCATGCTCTAGAAATAGAACATATACGATATGTTTACTCTTCGATTGCGCCCTTAATTATCTGAGTTGTCTGGTCCTCATTGAGTCCTTCATTAGGTAACTCTTTAAGAACTTGAGCCTTCTCCCCAAAAATTTGGGATAGAACTCCGGCAGATCCTTGGCGCTCTACAGTCATCCGAATGAACTCTCTTGAGTCATCCAATTCCTTAGTTGTTTTGATAAGTTTGAATAACCTATCGATCTCTTGCGATACATTGGGGTCAGCGTATCCGCCGTTCATTTCCTCTGCAAATCGCATAAAAGCTACCCTTTGACCCTGCATTTCAATGATTGCATTGATCAAACTCTTAAGTTGTTCTTTAGTCTTAACCTCTACTGGAAGCTTAAAGGCGCAGGTATTTTGAGGTTTAAATGCTGGACAATTTGATGCTACAAAGCATGTATCGCACTGTCGCAAACTACTATCTCTGGTTTGCATAACTGGTACATCTTTAAGTACATCGTTACCTGAATCATCCTTCTCAATAATGGTCTTAACACCAAAACCAAACACTGGAAGATTGGTCATTTCCTCTGGATTTCGCGGTTCAAGTTTCCGCATCTCAACCCCTGACCTATCCGATATTGCGGGTAGGTTTTCCGCAAAGTCTTCACCAGCTGGATCCTCGAAACTATCGTATATGTTCGGATCTTTGGTCATACTCAACCTCGTTTCTAGTTGGTCAAACGACCAAACCGCTAACTTGCATAGTTCTTCAGAATCATCCGCTACGATCTTTTCGAAGCTTAAATTCGCCTTTTCATAAATTGCTTTATGACGAGGCCTGGCCTGTTCTTTCATGCTTTTTGGATACCGGACCAATCTTGTACCGTCCCAAACAATGGTCTCACCTCTAGTCATAGGTGACAGCCAAGACATGGTGCTGGCGGTCTCTACGGGCACCTGACGCAGGTTATCTGGTCGAATGGTCCCCATTGCATGGAGTCTGGTCTCGTGCTTGTTCTTAAGCCCTCTGGCGGTCCTAGAAAGCCATACAGACTCGTCTATGGCTTCGCCTGGTATGGATATATCCAAATACCGTTCTGCCAGTTCCTCAAGCCCAGACTGCCCGCTTTCGGTCCTCCAGACCGGCAAGAACTTGGCTGGTGGAACCTCGCCCCAGACGGTATCTCGTTGATCTCGTATAAAGTCAGGTCCAACTTGATGGTGCGCTATCTCTGTGAAGTAGGTAATTCGGTCTATGTTGTTCATTATGAACTCTTCATAGTCTGCCGCAAACTCTTCAAGGGCTACTCGTTCTAACTCTTGAGTCTTTGGTATGCCGGGGTGAACCAGAATTGCCATATCCTCAGGAAAATAGTTAGCTAACAGGTATGTTTTAGTTTTAGGCAATCCGCGTTTGCTGGCTCTCCAATAGCTAAACCCAACTGCCGTAGCTCCGGCTGATCCAAGCAGTAGCCGATTACTAGGGACCTCAGCCCCTAGGTAAAAAAGTCTCATTTACGAGGATCCTCCAAATACAGATCCTGTTGTTTATCTAACTCTGCCTTTATATCTGACCAGCTTTTCATACCGGTTCTGGTATCTGGTCGGAACTTATGGTCTAGGTATACAGGGTCTAAAAACAGCAATACCCTAAAACCGAACTCTAATAGTTTTTTACTCAGGTCTACATCTGAAGTAACTACATAATCTACTGGACCCTGGGATCTACACCACTCTGCTTGTCTAAAAAGCACATCATCTAAGGCTCCGGGAAGTTTTTGATCAACTATGTTGTCTACTTGCAGAATCTTGTTTTCTCTTAACCAGCGGTCTGCTTTTTCTTTATCCTCACATAAAAGGATTACAGCCATCTTTTCTTTTAGGGTTCGATACAAGGCTAACCCGTCTTTTATGGCTACTCCTTTGTTGGAAAGCACGCCATCTATATACATCAAAACCGCCACAGTTTATGCTCCGTCGACTCTCTGCTACTGCTTGTAGGTAGCTGCTCTCCTAATAAGGGTTGAAACTGAAGGTAACTCTATACCATACGTGGCTGCTGAAAACTCTTTAGCGGACATATCTGATATTTCTTTCATTTTGGCAAGCGCCTGAACAATTCCAGACTCTTTACCAGCCTGCCACCTGAAGTTAGCAAAATCTAAATAGCCTTCCCCAGACTCACTAAACGCATATTTGCGACCTTCATGAATCTCATCGTACAAAGCAGCTCCTTGATCAACAGCCAGTTTAAGTGCTCGCTCTGCGTTTAATCTTGATGCTGGGTTTGTAGCCGTTTGTATTTGTTGCAGTGCTGCTGCATATCTTGCAATTAACTCTGCAACTCTGGTTTTGTCTGACTCTGATTTAGATACCCAATCTCCGCTGTTTGGTGCTTGAACAACTGTTGGCTCTACTACCCAATCATCATTAATTAACGAATAAGCCGCATATGGTTTGATCTTTTTTATATCTGTCTGTACGTTTACATAGAATGTAAGTTCAAAAGTATTTAAAAACTCTGTTGTTTGCGGCCACAATTCTTCACGAAAGTGCTCATTAAACATCTGCGAAATCTCTTTGTCGCTTAATCCCGAATATTTTGTGTTGGCGCGACGGAACCCGTTGTAGTCAACTCCAACTAAGCAATCTAGATCTCCTGGCCATCTTTTAGCTGCCCACTGGTGCGATACGCCGGAACCCGCCAACCATGCGTAAGTCCAATCGTATGGGCTTTGGTATTTGGAGGATAAGTGGTTAAACAATACGGTCAAGACCGCATTTCTAACTGATGGTATTAACTTATTGTTTCTAAATAATCTTGGATCTAAACCTACTTGCGGGGCGCTAAAATACGAAGTCTGTGATGGCTCTATATTTACTGGTGTTGCTTTTGCGGCCAGCGCTTCGTAAAAGTCCATGACTTTATTTTATGCTATTTACGCTGGGTATAGGTGTGTATATCTCCGGCAGTAAAGGCATCCCATTGTTTTGCAATCTCAATTGACTTGCGGATCATCTTCTCTGCTTGTTCGGGGGTCCTACATTTCTCATAACCTTGAGCACACATAGCTCCAAGGGCATAGGACGAACCACTACCGGCTATGTATATGTTTCTTTCTTCTCTGTCCCATGAGTAATCCTCAAATATTGGATATAAAACCCCTTGAATGGAAACGATTAAATTAGAGTCAAAGCTAGCTGTGTCCCCGTCGTCCTTCATATCAAAACCAGAATCAATAAATAACTTTCTTAGTTCTGGTATAAACCTTTTGGTCATAAAAGTGTCTAGGGCCTGTAAAGTTAAAGTTGACTTTGGCTTTGGTGGTTTCCAACCAAATTGGACCAAGTTACCGCCTCTTGATGCTCCGGCTACGGCAATTAAATATCCGTTGTTCTCTACAACCTTTGGTGTTGCTAGTTGCATGACCATGCCGTTGTCTTCAGTTGCACGACTATCGCAACCTATTGCGGTCCAGCCGTTACCTTGAACTGCCACTAATGTGGTCAATTTGGGTCCCCTCTGTCGTTACAGAATCTCTCGCTCCGTCAAAGCATGCCGTATAGCCTCACTAGTTCGCTGGCTATCCGACCTGTTAGCGGACGAAAGTTTGTTGACTATGTGGGTAGCCAAATCCTCATCTGCTAAAAACTCATACATTTCACGGCAACCTGTCTTTACATCGTGCCGTTGGGACTCTCGTTCAATTGTGAAAGCCTGGGACATATCTGTAATCACCAACCAACTGCCGTCCCATTGCTTTGCCAAGATAAAAGCAGTCTCTGTGTCTGCTCTTTCTATTTTTGCAATTTCTTCCATTAGTTATACAAACCTTTTTCTTCATTGTGCTTCTTCATGTTGTATGACTTAACTGGGCAAAAATCACACAAATAAGCTTTAGGAAGTTTGCTTGGATCTAATCCAGCCTCAACTCTTTCTTTGGCTGTGTCAGGAGTTAACATCTTTTTATCTGACTTGTAGTCAGGGCATTGACCTTTTGGTCTGTTATGTTGTCTATAACACTCTAATGCGTCGGCTGAAAAATTGGCTTTAGTGTCGTAAAAGTTAGTTTTAAATACGTCAAGACCTGGTGATCCCTTACGTAATTGATCAACAATTTGTTGTCTTGAGTCTTTATGTTGCCAAATAGCTGTTGGAACATCAAACAACAACCCTTTAGGGCATTTACTTTCTGGGTGACGTTCAACTATTGAAGGCAAAAATGGATTGTTTTTTTGATCGTGACCTAAAGATCCGTCTGGTTTAGTGATTGGATATCTATCGTCATACCAAATTTCTTCCATGGTATTGCAACTAAAACAGGCTAATACAAGGACCTTTGGTACTTCGTCTAAATGCTTGGCGGTTGTTGACATGCGCCAAGACTACCACCTAATCCCGGGGGCGTCGAACGTTCACTGGGTTACCGCCAATAGGCTTGCAACCACCAGTTGTCTCACAAGTTACGTTCTCTGTGTTAGCACGACGGCATCCACCGCTTGGACATGGCGCTTCCATGCCTTTTGGGACTCCGCGAGAACGAGCACGAACCTCATGAAATGCAGTTCTTGCAGCCTCAGCCTTTCCTCGATCTCCTCGAGTAGCGGCTGCAATAAAATCTGCTGAATGCTTTGCCATTTGCTGATGCAATGGGTTATCGCTATCTGCGCCAGGAACACGGCTGTGGATTGGGTTGTTTTTTCCGCCAGGTAGCTCATGCTCACGTGAAATGGCTGCGCCTACTTCTCGGCGTTGCTTGCGACCGGCTTCGTATTTATCCGCTGCTACGTCTGCTGAGTCTTTCTCATCTGCCATGACTATTTACCTCTCAGTTTATTAACAGCGGCCATTCCGCCTTTATCAAAAACTTCTTCTTCGCGCTGATGCGCTAATTGTCTTTCTTTAGCCGCAATAAAGTCATCTGGTGATGCAAGTGCTCCCATGCCAATAGGTGTTGGCCATGGAGCATCTTTAAATTGACCTTTTGCGGGTTTCATTAATTACCTGCTGGGTTTACCTTTGCTGATTCTTCTGAATTAACAAATCCATAATTCATGTATGGGTGTAAACCGGAGCGGTTCTTAACAACAATTTGATCTCCCATACCTGCGGAGACTTCTGTGTTTGGACGGCGCTTGCGGTACTTTCCGTCTGTTGCTCCCTCAAGAAGGGATGCGTTTTCTGAACGTGCTTTACGAACGGTCATGCCATCCGTCCTTTCACTAGTTTTGCGTGGTTACGGCGTGTGCAGTTTGGGCACATTCCGCTCGAATGCAAAACCTCTACAGGGTTCATAGCGATACCGCACTCGATACACGGCTTTGACCCATTGTAATAGGTTTTCTTCAAATCTTGTTGCGTTTCTAGGGATGTATCAACAGTTCCGGCCATTCCCTCGCCGGTGCTATCGGTTAAAAGTCCTGGATCTTTCATTATCAGCTCTTTATCTTTATGGTTTTTTTGTCTTTTTTGGACAGTTCATCTCTAAAAGAACTGTTTCTACGAGCGTCTGCAACTGAAGCTCCATAAGCAGCCGCTGCTCCTGACTTACGCATGTTAACTAGATCAGTGCTTACCTGGTTGTAATGTTCTGGGGTTAAAGCGGTAAAAGCACCATTTCTAGGCTCAATAACCGTTACGTTTTGTGAAAATTTTGTTTTCTTATGCCCAGCTAACGCTGAGGATGAAAACGAATCTACAGTTTCAGGAAGTTCAATTCCTCGGTTTTTAAAACCCATTAAACTTTTAGGGAACTGGTCTTGATTTGGATTCATTATTTCCCCTCAAATGAGTCTTCGATTTGATCTTCTAAAGGCTTAGCGTTTTTACCTTGGCAAGTTGGGCAAGTCTCCATTGAATAATCACTTTTATCTTGTGATACCCAACCAAGATATCCACGACCATAACATTCTGGGCAGGACTTAAAGTCTTTGTTATTACGACCCATCTTAAACGCCCTTTCCTAAAGTGTTGCGACTTGTAGACTCTTGAGTTGTAGGTTCTCCCGAGAAATCGTTTCGTTGTCTCGGGCGACCACTAAGTTCAATGATATCTTCAATACCAAGTTCTTCTTGTACATACCCGTATCTATCTGGGAAAAGTTCGATTTGTGGCAGGTTTGGTCGAACATGTTGTTGTAATTCTTCAGAAGTCATGGTGTAAGCCGCTAAAGACTGACTTACCAAGCGTTCCATGTTGGATGCAAAAGGACCAATGTATGCCTGTGGAGGGTACGCCGCCTCTGTTGGGGCTACCCAAGGTTTACGTGCGTAAACTCCGTCTTGATATTTTCCTGCCATGTTATTTCCAACCTGGACGCATGTTAGACAATTGACTAATGCGTTTTTGATTCATTGTGTATGGGGAATCACTACGTACCGAAGGACCGGCTTTTCCGTCGTTTGGTAAGTGTGGAGCTGGGGCTAACTTGGCTACATCCGCATTGCGGGGCGCCATTCTTACTCCATTGACCATTACGCTTTTCATTTGACGTTTAATTCCACGATCCGCTTCAAGCCCGGATGGGTAATAATAGTCTGATGGATCAATACGCTCACCACGGTGAACACCACGTTGATAAGAACGCTGACCAACGCGATTCTTTACGCCATCTAAAACCTTATCGGAAGTGCTGGAAGATCTACCGCGATCATCTCGACGGCTACGAATTGTTCCTAAATAACCATTCGGATATTCGGCCTGAGGTTCACGACCAACACCCATTCGCAAAAAGTCCATTTCAGAACGAGCGACGGGTACGCCACCACCACCATAGGTTGTATTAGTGGCATACATGCCACCTGCGCCAAGTGATTGGACGTTTTGATGTGGACTAGGCATTCTCTAATTGTAAGTTAGGGAGCCTAAGCAATCACAGTTAACTCTCTGCGTGGATCAAAACCATCGCCCACCACCATGGAAACTATGCCGGGGGCGCTCTCTAAACCGCTCTTATCCCTGAACCAAGCGGATCCATTGTCCATGGTTGGGTTTTGAACAAACAATCTAGGACCAACGCTTCTTGTGTAATAGTGATGGAAATGACCAACATTTAAAATATCTGCCTGAGCAACTGAACAACGACCAAGGGCTTGACCTTGCCACCACTTAATCATGTCTTTTGCTTGATGACCATGAGCCATTCCGTAAAGAACACCGCTCACCTTTATTGCCAATGTGCTGTCATCTTTAGCTGGAAATCTAAATTCAACTTTATCTTTTAAGTATTCGTTTTCTGCACAAGCGTCTGCTACAGCAGCGACTACTTCAATTTGCCATGAATCTTCCGGTCTACCGACTAAAAAGCGCTGCACTTCATCGTGGTTTCCAGGAACAACAGGGACAATAATTTTATCCGCTAACTGGGCAAAAGCCTTAATCTGTGACAAAAGGACTCTGCGACCAACTCGTACTTGTTCTGAAACACCTATGTCGTGACGCCCCATGACTTTACCCTTTTGGCTTGTCATACCTTCAACGCAGTCTCCAAGTTGGGAAAGAACAACTTGATTGATTCCATATTGAGCTGCAATTCTCTTATGGTGCTCAACTGTTGAGTTTATTGATCCAAGAACTCTATCTATGATTGCTGGAGTGTCGTCTTTTCCATATTGTGTATCGCTAATACTGTAGATTGCGGTCAAATCACCTTTAAAACTTTGTACATTTTGTGGAACCCACGTTGAAAGTTTTTCAATTAAAGCTTCTTTGTCATAATCGTTTGAACTACTGGATGTTACTGGAACTACATTAACTCTAAATGATTCTAACCATTCTCCATCGTACCTTTGCCATCTAGACCTTCTATGCGATATTACTGCCCACTCTTCCGGGTTTAAATTTGCTTCTCTTAATATTTCTTCAGCACCTGGGGTTGTTCCGTCTGGTCTTGGGGTTGAGATTACAAAACCGCCATCTGTGCCAATTTCTGATCTAGGACGCCAAGCTTCTGGGATGTCCTTTGTTACCGAGTCTGACCCTTCTTGACCAGCGTTTATAAACTTAGAAAACTCATCTTTTATTGACATGAGCACCATTTATTTCTGTGAGATTTAAAAGTGGTTAATCCTACGTCAAGATCATCAAACTTTGCTATTAAAAACCTATGCAAACTTGCTGTTGACGCGGATTCTGATAATAGATCAATAATTTCTTGTTGTAATTGATCGTCTTTGTTTGCCAACCATTGACCCATAGAACAAAAACCCTTGCTGTTAATAGCAATGGGAGTTGGCGTAGGTGTTATCTCCATTGCACGTATTAAATCACAGCCGTGTAATTGGGTGCAAAATAGAATGCCCCCCTTACGGTGGGGGGCTAACCGCCTAGGTATTACTAGGATTGACTGCTGATGCCCTCTTTAAAGTTTGGGGCAGTGCGACGAACAGCAGCCGAGAACAAGCGACCATTTGCTTGGGTCATTCCGGCTTCCGGTGCTGCATATGAAGGCATTGAAACTTTGATTCCGCCATAAGTAGCTTTACCAGTTGCCTTTTTATTTGTTCGTGCAGGCTTTGCCTGCTTGTAAGGGTCCGCAGCTTGTGCGCCCTTCTTCTTTACAAGTTTTGCTTTTCCGGTGCCTTCAGCGGAAGCGTTGCGGAATCCGCGAGCTGCGCTGGTGCCCATAGTTTCAAACTTGCTCTTGCTTGATTCTTCCATAGTTACCTCTTTTGGCCAAAGGGTTGAAATTAAAATGTACCAGTACTACGTGGTTTTTACTTCGAATACGATGGCCGAAATCTGACCATCATGGCTTTCGATGCTGGCAAAACCTGGAACGCATACTAGATCGATGCCTCGTGGAGCGGTGTAACCGCGAGCAATAGCAATGGCTTTTACAGCTTGATTGACTGCTCCGGCTCCTACAGCTCTGATCTTGCATCCACGTGTTTCATACACGCTGTGTGCAATTGCTGAGGCAACGGATTGTGGGTTTGATCCTGCGCTTACACGTAAGATCTGTTCTTCTGTAGACATGTTGTGAACCTCTGAGTACGTTTAGTGGGTCTCCCTAACGTAAATTATGAGGGGTCTTTATTAGGGTGTAACGCTAAACCTAGGGTTTGTCTAAAGGGGTTGGAGCCTTGGCAAAAGTGCCACAAGAAGCACACTCCATGTCTAGGAAATACGTGGATATCTCATAGTCTTCAAAACAAGCCTTGATATTCCATATATTTGACTCGCATACAGGGCATTCATGAAGGACCTGGTCTTGATAGTCCAAAGATCCTGAGTAATCAGGCTTTAGTTGGCGAATCGATTTCACTTTTTAACTTCTCTACTAGGGCTCTATTTTCCTCTAGTTGCTTTTCGATTGCCTCAATCTCTGACTCGGACAGTTTCTCTTTATTAGTCTCGTAAATCCGAACGCCCGCTTCTAGTGCCTGTTCAAATAAGTAAAGCTGTTGAATACGCCTAGCTCTGATGAACTCTTGTTGTTCTGCTTTGCGCTGTGCTCTTTTATCCTGAGTCTTGCTCATCCTTGTCCTCCCCAACCGCCACCTTTAAAATGTAATCCGGGCGCTGTCCAAATCCTAGTTAAAGTACTTTTACACAACTCGCATGAATATTCTTGCTCAGGTTCGTCAAACCCTCGCATAAAGGTAGTGCGATCACCGCAGTTATCGCATACATATTCGTAAGTTGGCATTATCGCTCTCTATATTCTGCTGAGTTCAGCTTATCGTAAACTTCTTTTTCGTAGCTTAGTTTAGCCTTTCCAGAAACAATATGTGCTAAACCATATGAATCAGCAGCATTATCATCTGTAAACTCTGCGCCCCATTTCTTGTATACGTTAAGGAGGATTTGGCTCTTTGAAGTGCCTTGTCCTTTACCGGTTACGTATTTCTTAAGGCTGGTGGGTGGGACTATTAATGGGTATTTTCCAGCCTCTAGTCCTTTGAGTTTATACAAAGTAAGTTTAACTACTCCGCCAAGTTCACCTAACATGTTAGCCATTTGAGATCCAAATGCATAACCTTCTATGGCTACATCTTTTACTACGGCATTTGCCATAGACTCGTTTAGGGTTTCAATTATGTGGTTTTCAATTTCGTTTAAGCGCTCAGGGCCACGAGTTTCAAACCTAGCAACTGTGGTTTTGTAAGAGCCGTCTTCAGCAAAAGCAGTCATAGCAAATCCGCTATAGGACTGATCAATGCCTATATAAAGATCAGAACCGTGTGTGTATCCGGGTCCAAAAGACTTTAGTCTCAAGGGAACATCCTTGTACTCTTATTAAAAGAAGATGTGCGTCTAGTTAACTCACGACTTACTAATTGAGTGTTTCTATCTATGTTGTTAACCATAACTTCAATTAGTTTTTTGTAGGCGTATTTAGCTGACACCGCCTCTCTCATTTCGATTATCTCTGGGTCTGCGGATAGTCGAGCCTTTGTTAGCGTTATGGTTTCTTTTTTATTATTTTCATGAGCTGCAATAAATCTTTTACTTTCAAGAAAATCAAGCGATTGTTCTGCATTTTTTTCATCAATTAAAGCACAAGAATATTGGGCAGATAGGAAATTGGCATAGGCAGTTAGTTCAGCAAATAGATTCATCAGACCTTCGTCGTCTAACTCAGTTATATCTGTAGGCACGGAAGGTATTGCAATTTCCATACGTGTGGAGAAGTTGAGACCTTGGTTCTTTAATACATCAATAATAGATTCGCTAGATCCAACATTGATTGCTAGTTCTCCCATGTTTACTCCTCCGTGTAATTGCTACATTTGTTACAGCCGGCTACGCCGTTAATATTACATGTAGGGGGTACTCCCCCGTCAACTGCTGAAATGATTTGAGCAGCGTGATCAAATAGCTCAGCCACCCCAAAATCGCTTTTTGCAATTACAAACTCTTTTACCTCGTGCAAACCTTTGGCTTCATAAAGAATCAAGGCTTCTTTAGGGGCATTAGGTAGACCCATTAATTCCATAAGCTTCATGTAAATCTGAGCTTGTTGGATATGCTCGTGAAACGGGGCCTTAACAGCATCCCACATGCTTTTAAAGTCAGGATTGTTCATGCCAATCTCTGGTGCATACCAACGAATACTGCCTTCTCCAATAGATTTAACTTCTAACAGAAGAGGGTCACCAAATTCGACAAGCCATCCATCTGCGTGACCGGAAATCCTTAACGGATCAAAACTTAAAGGAACTTCTTCGTAAACAACGTTGTACTTGCATTTACCTGGGTGGTCAGAAGGTAAACCAAAATATTCTTTTTTACATACGGTGCAAAACCATTTTCCTTTTAATTTGCCCATCTCATGAAACCAGTTTTGCCAAGTTTTGTGAATACTGTGACCTTGAGCAAATATCAATGCTCTGCGAAGTCCAACTGGTTCGTGCTTTGGCTTTTCACCTTTTAACCAAAAGTATTGAGCTCTGTGACACCAAGAAGCGGATGCCATCTCAGACGGATGTATAACTAATGAAGATCTATTTGAAGGAGGTCTGCTAAGTAAGTATCTGTCTACGTGACCAATTACTCGACTGCTTTTATCCGTCGCCAAAAATGCTTTTAACGCACCTGATGGTCTTACTTTTTCTTTACCCATTCTTCGAGTGTCTTCCCGTTCTTGGTCGCCTTACGCTTAAGAGCATTACGCTCTCTGTGGCTAAGACCGCCCCATATGCCGTGTTGTTCATCGTTTTGGTCCGAATACAGTAAGCACTCTATTCGCACAGGACATTCTGCCTTACCATCCTTGCCAAAGCAAACCGCCTTGGCTTTATCGGCAATAGGCTTATATTTAGTTTTATCTCTGGGGGGAAACCAGTAATCAGTCTCGGGACTTGAGCACATGCCGCGACACTTGGCTTGGTATCGCCACTTTTCTACGCCTTCGTCTTCGTACAAGAGCACTCCAATAAGTATTGGCGCAGCTCTAAAAAGTCGTCTTCGGTCAGCATGACATAGTTTTCACCGTTAAGATGAAAGCCAAGGACAGGCATTCGACCGTCCAGAATTGCTTCTGTGACAATCTTTTCAAGAACCGCAGCCTTGATGGATACGGAGGCTTTGCCAGTCCACTTATGCTCTACGAGCAAATCTTTGGATCTAACATCGCCTTTACGACTCCAGAATGCTCCGCTTCCAGCATTACGCTTTCCACCGATCTTCTTTGCAAGTCGTTCCTCGTGCTTCCTTGACTCCTTTTGTCCTTTACTCCGCATTGTCTTCCGGCTCGACAACGTACTTCGAGCTCGCTCTGACGGTTTCAAGAACGTCCTTCTCCAGTGTTTCTTTTAGGTCGATCTCTTCTTTAATGGAGGCAACCATAGCATCTGAGCCTTGCCACTGCCTTTCGGCATAGCGGTAATAAGCCCCTGCTCGTTTAATTACGCCATTTAGAATACCTAAAGCAACAATTTCTTTAGCAAAATCATAGGACCCAGGACTGACAGATCCTCCTTCTGCAAAGTAAAAATCCATATAAGCGGTCTGAGATGGCGGGGCAGACTTGTTTTTCAAAGTTCTAGCCTTGATTGTCTGACCAACTCGACGCTTAGCGTCACCAGTTCCTACTTCAATCCACTCATCACGTTTAATCTCTACTCGAGTAAAGTAACTGTAGTTCTTACCTTTGCCTCCTGGAGTAGTGCGAGGATCTCCGTACATAACTCCAACTTTGTCACGCCATTGATTAATCATAATTCCAATAAACGGTCTTTCTGATTCAACAAGGCTTCTCTTTGATGCCTTACCTACTTTACGAAAGAACTTATTAGTCATGATTGCTCCACGACCTACTGTGAACTCTTCCATTTCTTTTTCATTTTCTGCACTAGGTACAAGAGCAGGAAGGGAGTCGATAACAACGCAATCGATAGATTTGCTTTCAACAATTTGAATAACCGCTTCATAAACTTCTTCCATGATGTTAGATTCGATGACAAAAATTCTTGACACATCAACGCCACATAGTTCTGCGTACGATGGAACCCATTGCTCAGCTGCTACCCAAACTGTTGTAAATTCAGGATCGCGTTTTTGATTAGCCGCAATAGTTTTGAAAGCAATAGCAGTTTTACCATTGGACTCTTCTCCAATAATTTCATGCCATTGATTGGCGGGCCATCCTCCGCCTAAAGCAACATCTAGCGCTAATGATCCGCTAGTAAATCTTTCTGATAAGTCGCGTATGTCTGATCCAATGACAATAGTGTCATCACCAAACTTTTTGTTTAACTTTGCTACTACTTTTAAGAGGTCCGTATTTAGCGCCATAGATTTCATTACCCCAGTTTACCAATAATCCCTTGGGGGTTCCAACCCCCTGTTTCTATTTGTAGTGCGGCCTGTGTGGGACCGGCATTTGGGACACTTATTCCTTTTCCAAGACCGCTACCACTTTGTTTTAACGGATAACCACAGTCATAACATCGAGCGCGAGCTCCCTCAAAGCTTCCATAATTTTTACTGCGACATTCTGGACACGCTGAAATTTGTACAGCACTTTGCGGAAGATTTGGTTGAGCCGGTCTTGCTGGTGGAGCCATAGTCATTGGCTGTTGAGAAGGAGGCATTGGTGGAAGGTTTGCTGGTCTTGCTTGGGGTTGCGGAGTCCCTAATTTATTAGCCCACCAACTACTCATGTGCGAATGTCTCCTTTAACGGTATCGGTGCTAATGATACCTAACTCTAGCGCAGCCGCAAAAGCCGACAGTAAAGCCGAGTAACTGACTTGCCTATAAAGTTCTTCTACAACGTCTTTTTCATCAGTCAATTGTTTAGGGTCTAACTGATGGGTCTCAAAATAATGATCAAATTGAAGTTCTGCAAAGCTTCTAGCGTTTATCTCTGTCATGGTCTCTATATAGGGGATAAGAGGCAAAACCCTAGAAATCCTCAGATCGCTGGCTTCTTCTTCCATCTCACTGCCCTCTATGCTGTCTGGGACCATCCCCACCACAGAAGCCATTTTGTTAGGTTCATCCAACCCGGCGTCATAGAAATACCACCTGGCTAAGGTGGTCATAGGGATTTCGGTTACAAAGGTATCTTGTTTTTTGCGTTTCTTTTTGCGCCACATTATTTAGCGTCACCCCAGCGCTCAACTACAGTTATGTCTGCTACCAATGGAACATCTAGCATATTTATGCCCTCCATAGCGGTTCTGATTGCTTCTACAGACTGTTCGACCAGGTTATCCGGGGCTAAAGTCACAAGTTCATCGTGAACTGTAAGTATAAGTTTAGACCCTGTGGGTAGGAGCTTGTGTGCTCGAACCATAGCCATTTTTATTACGTCTGCAGCCGTTCCTTGGATTTTAGTGTTGAACGCCTGACGCTCTGCTCCAGCTCGCTCTCCCTTATCTGATGAGTTCATTTCAGGAAGATATCTACGACGACCTAGAACAGTTGTTACATATGGAACTGGTTTATCTTTGTCACCAAGTTTTTTAGTAGAAACCAATACCTTGGTTCTGTACCTGTTAATTGAAGGGAAACGATCGGAAAACCTATCTAATAAATCTCTGGCTTCTTGTTTAGTACAACCAATTTGCCTAGAGATTTTTTCTGGACCAACACCATAAGACATAGCAAGAACTAAAACTTTACCTGCCTTACGATCAACGCCCATCTCGTTTCCTACAGCAGTGTAAATATCTCCTCCGGATTTGTAATTTTCGAGCATGATTGGGTCTTTGGATAGTGATGCGATGACCCTAGGCTCGATTTGTGAGTAATCCGCAACAATGAATTTGTAACCAGTTGGTGCTTGGAAAAGGTTTCTAATGGCTTTTCCGTGAGCGGTATGCGGAGCCGGAACGTTTTGGAGGTTTGGGTCTCGACTCGAGAACCGTCCGGTTTCAGCTCCATGCTGTATGAAGTTACAGTGGATTCTATTGTTAATGAGCAAACTTTGTTTGTATTCAACTTTGGACTTACCTCCAGTTGTTCTTGTGACATTTCCCCCTAAGTAGGGAACAACATAAGTACTATGCAACTTGTTTAAGTCAGCATAAGTTAGCAGTGCAGTAACTAAAGGGTCCTTGTCTCGGTACTCCTCTAGTGCCTCTGATGAAACAGATGCGTTACCTGTACTTGTTAACAAAGTTTGCTTAAGTCCTCTACCACCTTGGGATACTGGACTGTAAAGCAAAGTTTGCTTTTCAGCGTTTGAATTAATGTTAAATTGTCTGCCGGCAACTTTAAAGATTTCTGCTTTGGCTTTCTCAATATCTTCCGTTAGAGAGGTATCAAGTTCTTCTAACGCTGATCTATCTATAGGTGCTCCGGTTAACTTCATGTCACACAGAACGGCAAGAACATCCATTTCCAAAGCCATTATGTTTTCTACATTACTTTCTTTTAATTTAGGTGCAACAACCTTCCACAATAGAAATGTGTATTTGGCGTCTAAATACGCATACTTTGCTACTTCTGTAAAAGAGTAACGTTCAACCTCAGCGCCTACGCCCTTCTCCATATGAAAACCTAATTCGCGTTTTAAGCACTCAGCAAGACTGCACTTATTTTTATTTCTATTGTCGTAAAGAAATGAAGCAATCATTGTGTCAAAGTAAGGACCGGGAGGTATTTCTCCCCCGTAATATTTAGCCACAGAAGTAAGATCAAACACTAAATTGTGACCTATAGTTAATTTACTATTATCAAACAATAGAGGCTTTAACGCTGCAAACACCTCTGATGGAAAAAGTTGTTTAGGTGGATCAGAAAAAACTTTGGTAGATTTTTTTGCGTCACGAGAATAATCGCTTGGTCTTGCCTGTAATCCTGCTTGTACTCGCTTCTCTCCTTGACCCGTTAAAGGGTAAATTACATCAAGTAATTCACCATTTGGATGACCCATAGGAATAACGTCGCACCGACCATGAGTAGCAAAAGAGATCCAAAGTACTTCATTAACAGGAGTGTCGCCTCTACGATCTCCGACCGTCTCAACATCAAAGGCCAGGGCATCTTGTCCAAGGTAATACTCCACCATCTCCTGTAATTGTTCTTGAGATGTAATTATATTCATTTAGTGTCCCCTAAGGTCTGAAAGCGCTAGGGGGATCGTCTAGCGCCTTCAGACATCTATTTGTTTAGAGCAGGCTCTTTGCGAGTTCTTCTAGCGCAGCGAAATTATCCTGACGGATATCGGCGATAGTGAACGGCTGGAACCCTGCGATTGCAGCTTCGACTTCCTCAACACTCAGACCCCAATCTTCTTGAAGATCACGAGCCTTGACTGCCATCAAGTTGTAGACAGTTTGTTGCTTCTCTCCCGTGCGACTTAACGCCCAGTAGTTCTTTGTTAAAGGACCCTGTGGCGAAAACTCTGCAGCATGCAACGTTTTGTAAAGTCTTGGACTTGCAATAATCATCTGTCGTTGGAATGGCTTAGCGGACAGATTGACAATAGAAAAAGCACGCTTAATTTCTGGCTTGCTTTTTAGGATGGTTTCCAATGGATCGTAAGCGCCGACTCCGTCCCATACATAGGACTTGCGACCCTCTTTATCCTTTAGGAAATGCTGGCGATAGCTAGCAAATGGTCCACTGAGATCAATGAACTTGATTAGTTGGAAAGTGTTTGAGTGCTTGTACTCAACAGGAAACTCTTTAAGAGTTGTTGTAACAAGTTTCTCTGCTGCTTCCCATCCGCCTTGAACGGCGGTAGATGTTGCGTTAGTTGGACGAGCCTCAATTAATGAAGCTTCGTCAATTGCTTGACCGTATGTCGAAACATCCGGTGCTGTTGGGTTTATACCCATTTTTCTCCTTTGTCAGTTGTTTCATCAGTTTGCAGTTTCCTCGGCACGAGATTTCTCCCACGCCTTGGCGATTTCTTCAGTAACCTTTCGGTACTTCTCCCAGTCTATACGCTTCACGTGCAAAACGCCAAACTTAGTAAATACCTCGATTGCTGATTCAATCATCGACCTGCTGTAGAGGCGTCTTCCTTGCCGATCCTTACCGTTCTTGTCGACTTTCGTCGGTAATCGATACGGAGAGGTTGGCAGGTGACCCTCTTTCATCCACAATTTGATTGTTATTACAGGTCGCCCTAAGGCTATTGCTAACGCACCAATTGTGAACAAATCTATTTCTTTGCCATTGGGAAGCACAGTAGGTCGTGGGTGTTTATCCCACGAGGTGTCTACCGGCTCTTCTACTTTTGGTTCTCTGCGTTTTCTTTTACTACCTGGGTAGTAAAGGTCTCCAAAAGTTTCCGCAATTAAATCTTCACTCATACGATCAGTGCGTAGGTAACCTTTGCGGGGAACATTGAATCAACTTCGTCTTCAGTTAGTTGACCTTTATACACAGCTGCCATAACAGCATCTTGATCAACTTGACGAACTAATGGGGCACAGTCATCAAGAAGATTTTTATCTGTAAGGATCTTCATTGCTGTGTCGTTATCCAAAACTTTGGATACTTTGCGTTGATTTACGACTTTAATGTCATCATCCAGCTCTAGTGTGATGTGACCGCGACCATCGACTTCGCCGAGTTCTTTTACGGCGTCATTAAGTCGTTCTTTAACTTCACCAAGTCGTTCTGTTAAGAACTTTATTTCATCCTTAAGCGACTTGTATTGCTTAGCTTCATTGGTCAGTTGTTTCTTGTCTAGTGTCATTGAGATCCCTCTCGTTAAGTGGTTAGAGGGTATAACCTAACAGACCCTACCGACAAATCCAATAGGGTTTGTATATGTCCGATTAGTCCTTTTTGTCTATGTAGGCTTCAAGAGCCTTAATAATCACGCTTGTGACAGTTACGCCTTCAAGGGCGGCCTTTTTTTGGACTGAGACCCACAGGTCATCGGCTACGCGGATAGTACGCGTTGGGGTCTTAGGTGCGTTTGGCATGCCTTAATTGTATTACACATAGTTGCTCAAAAGGAACTTATTCAAGCTACTAAGTGTGAAATCTATGCCTCCAGCCTCATTTATGCCCTCTCCATCGATTACTGCGCTTGCTACAGCATTCTTATGCTGAAGCATGTCGTGTTGTCTAACTTCGATTGAGCCGTCTACCAAAAGATCTTGAATAACTATGCTCGGCCATTTTGATGATGCACGCATGATTCTGCCGTTGCGTTGTGTAGCCCCTCCGGATGACCATGGCAAGTCGTAATTGATGAGGAGGTTAGCAGCCGGTAAATCAACGCCATAACCACCAGCGTCTGAAGACACAAGGACACGAATACCAGGATCAGTGTTGAAAGCAATTTTGTTGTCCTCCTTGGTTTTAGCATCTAGTTTACCTGTGTAAGTTTTTACTCCGTATTCTGAAAGCGCCTCAGATATTTTATCTACCATGTCTACATACGTGGCAAAAACAACTAATTTGTTTTCGCTGTCCTGTTCCAAAAAGTCTTTGGCGTACTGGATTAATAGTTTTAGTTTAGGAGAGGTATCAACTCCATCTAAATAACCGCCTTCTACCAGGTTATTAGCGTAAGAAGAACCTTCTCCCGAAGAAGTTAAAAACTTAGTGGCACTAGTGCGAAGTAAATCTGGGTGTGAACAAAGCATCTTCAATGCCCCAACTTTAGCCATAATCTTTCCGCGCCACTCATTTTCAGCAGTATTTCCAGAAGACCCTTGCATCCCGTAATGAGCAAAGATATTAAAGTTTTTACCAAATAAAGCAGTTGCTTCTTCTAAGTCATCTAGTAAATCGCTTTTTATCTTTTCGTAAAGCTTGGCTCCTCTTCTATCGAGCGAGATGAGAATTGGTTCATTATGTATGGAATCTGGTAGGTGAGGCGCAACGTCTGGATCTTTTTGTGACTTTCTAACACTTGCTTCCTTAAGACGCTCATGAAGAGTAGGCAAATTACGATAACGCTGAACTCCACCCCAATTATTACGAACAATAAATGCTGAGTCAAAGATGTCAAACCTTCCTAGAACGGAATCGTCTACAAACTGCATGATGCTAAATAACTCTTCTGGTTTTCCGTTCTCTATAGGGGTACCAGTTAGAGCAAACTTAAAGGGCGCGTTAGACATTCGTTTAACGGCTTTAGATCTTTTTGATCTAAATGATTTGATAGCGGTGGCTTCGTCACAGACAATAAATCCTCTAGGCAATTTTTTTACAAATGCCCAATCGTTTACTACCTGCTCATAGTTCATGATTACATAATCTACTTTTGTTTCACGCCAGTTATACGCTGATTCGTACTGTTCCTGACGTTTCTTTGGGGTACCGTCTATGACTAATGCTTTAGACGTACCGTTAGTAAATTTTTCTATTTGATTAGCCCATTGATATTTAAGGCTGGATAAACAAATGACCATCCCAGGTTCAGTTATTTCTCCTGAATCCATCAATTGTTCTACCGCTGCAATAGTAAGAACGGTTTTACCTAGCCCAAGATCATAGGCAACAAGAACCTTATGGCGGTCAGTCATTTTCTCAACCGCCTCAGGTTGATAAGGTAAAAGCGTCCCCGTAAATGTCATCGATTGACGTTAGCACCGTTGTATAGGTAGGAGTTTATTCCTTTTTTAGCCATAAACTGAAGTTTGCTTAACGGACCATCGTTATCAATAACGTAATCAAACGGGTACATATCCATTGCAACTTCAGATGCATGTTTATTTATTGGAGCAACCCCCCAACGATTAATGCGCCAAACAGCACCGGCTAAATCTCGTATGTAATCAGCTTCGTTTGGAAACCTAACATCAGAAATAACATAATCTTCTGATGGGTCTGCTCCAGCAAATGCTTGCTCGACCCAGAAGTCTTCGCCAAACATAATGCGAGCGGCCATGCCGGTTTCTTGTAGAAGTCTACGAACTTCTTCTTTTGATTTAGCAACTTCCCAACCATACATTTGAACAACATCTTGTAACCTAAGTTGACCTTCAATGATTGGGTTAATTTTTAATGTGAACTCTTTAATTGGATCTGCAAACGCAAGTCGTTTAAACCCATGCTCTTCTACTAAAAAAGAAGCAACCGTATCTTTACCGCTACGGGCATACCCAGATATTCCAATAATCACGCTAAGCTCCTATCTCCGTATAAACAATGTTTTGCTCGATCAAGACCCTGGAGGATCTCGTTCTTGCTCATAGCGCCTATATCTTTCACGTCTACGTGAGAATAGTCAAAAAGCCAAAACTCCATCCACAGGTCTCGCGCTTTATTGACCAGGTCTAATGAGGTTGCTTTGCCAGCCTCATCATTATCCATAGCAAGAATCACTCGATTAGCTCCCTTAATAAGCGCAAGTTGGTCCATGGAAACTGAGGTTCCAAAAGTTGCTACGCCACCCGACACCCCAACAGAATCTAGCCTTAATACATCTAACGGCGACTCAACAACAACCATGGTTCCACCTGTGTATTGGTGATACCCAAATAAAGATTTACTCTTTTGCATGCCTGCTGGGTAATTTCTAAAAAATCTTCCCCTAACACTTTTTTCTTGCCATCCCAATAATTTTCCAAAAACATCTCGTATTGGAATAATCCATAAGTCTTTTCTGTAATCGTACAAAACTCCATACTTAATTGCGGAGTCTGTTGTTATTCCACGACTAAGTAATATCTCCTTTGGTGGAGTGGTGTAAGCAGCCAAGTTTGCTTCTGTTATATCAATCTCTGGTTTCTCAACAACTTTCTTAGGAGCTAGGGCACGCTCTAAACGTTTAGCAAGATCGCTAGTGGTTGTCTTTACCCACTCTCCAGCTTCTTCCATAGGAATGCCATTCATGTAAGAAACTAAATACTGAAGGCTTCCTCGAAAGCCACAAGAAAAACAATTGTGTGCTCCGGTATCAGAATTAATAGACCAAGAGGGATTGTTATCGGGCTTTCCTGTTCTATCTAAATGCCCAGGGCAAAGCGCTTTTACTTCAGAACCGCGAGCGCCGTATGTCTCAATACCGAGACCATGTAAAAAATCTTCCATCTCTTCTGGTGTCATAGGTCTTCACCTGACATCTCACGAAATGTTCCAGAGTCCCAACCCCAAGCAAGGAATGTAGATCCTGGACCAGAATTACGGCTGGCAAGAATGGAAAGAATGCGAGTTTCATCAACACTATCTTCAGGTTTTTCTAGACCGAAAATAACGTCTGCATCTTGATAGAAAGATGATGAGTAACCAATAGAGTTAGCGGTTAGTCGCCCGCCTTTGCCTTTCTTCCAATCAAGAGACTGAGTAGTTATAACAATAGGAAGACTGTACTTCTGCGCCAATCTTTTAAATCCACGAGTTAAGTTAGTTAAAGCTTGTGGGGTGTTAGATTCTCCAGTCTGCTCATCAATCATCAAATACATACCGTCAATAAAAAGAATTCCAGGTTGATGTGTTTGTAGTTTTGCAGCTACCTGAGAAAGAGTGGCTCCTGAAGATTGATCAACCAACCAAAACTTGTTTTTGTCTTCTCTCATTCGTTCAATAACTAGGCGAGAATATCTAAGTTCTTCGTCAGGTGTAAGTGTTCCTGTGATTAAACGCTGGTGTGAAACTCTTGCTCTCATTGCATCGTAACGATCTTCTTGCTCTCTGTTACTCATCTCAAACGAATAGAACATAGGCGTTACATCCGAGTTTACGTGGATGTTAATGGCAATTTGCATAGCAACAGTTGATTTACCTGTTTTAGGGGTAGCGGTAATAACAATCAATTGTTCTGGTTGAAGACCGTTAGTTACTTTATCAATAGTAGGAAAACCTGTAGGTAGCCCAAGCAAACCGTCTGGTATTTCTTTACGGCGTTGATACCGTTCCCAACGTCTATCTAGTTCCGGCTCTTGCGTAATATCTACGTCGTTGCTTTTAGAAAAACCTTGATCGTCCATTTGGACAATACCGGCTTCAAGAACTCTAACAGCAGCTTCGTGGTCGTTTTCCCTATCTAACTTCTCGATAGCGTCTCTAAGAATATTGGCAGTAGTTATTCTGCGACGCGAAGAAACTAACGAATCAAGAATGTAATCAATAGAATCAGTTACTGGAGCAAGTTCAAAAGAAGGGTAATTTTCTTTAACAACTTCTAGGCTGGGGCATTCGCCATATCTGCTGTGGTGTTCTCTTAAAAACACCCAAATCTTTTTATCGTTTTCATCTGAGAACCAAGATTGATTAACCTGACGATCAAATAAAGGTACAAGGTCACGACTTTCAATCGCCTTACTTAATAAACGTTTTTCGTTATTCATAACCTCGTTATATCCATTCCCCAGTGCCCGTACCGTAACAGACGGCTTGGCATGTCTATGACACCCAAAAGTTCCGGTCTATACGGAAGTTGGCTAACCAAATCTTCCACAGATGTGTAAGCAACGCAATACCTGAAAGGATTGGTTCCGTACTCATCTAACGTATCAAACAATTTTTGCAGTTCTTCTTGTGACAAGTCAAATGAGGCTAGTTCTATCGTGTAAGGAACTTGCATTCCCCACAAGTACAACTTGCTTAAGACTTCTTTTTTAAAAGAAACTTTTTTGCGCGTCTGTTTAAATAATTTATATTTGCGTGGAAGTTTTTCATACTCCAGCAAAACAAAAACGTTAGTAGTAACAATTACACGCTTAGGTATATCGTTACTGATATCCCCAAACTGCATTTAAAAAACTTCTATCTTTGCAAAACGAATTACAAAGTCTCTAAATGCTTCTGGAGAAGACTCGGCTACCTTTGCGTCTGTAGGGGTGGCGGACTTTAGTATCTCTAACGGATAAGTTCCACCATTTGACTCAATACGAGCTTTTACAAATCGAGTGTGCTTGCAAGTTGACCGTCCGTTAAAACCTGGACAGGTGCAGTACAACTTTCCGTTATTACTGCTAACTTCAAAGATGCAAGGACCGGGGCTGGCAGCAGGACTTAAGAAGATCTGTATAAGTCGGCTCTGCTCCACTGATGACTCCATCATATTCGTCTGAGGTCTCCCTTCTCCGATTTTAGTTCAATATTGGCAAATGCTTCATGGGTAAAGCTACCTGTGGCTTCACCGTACCATTCAGGCCACTTTTCTTGCAAAATATTAGAAGTTACGATGGTAGGAAGCCCTCTGTTAAAACGGCTTCTCAATACGTGATGCAATAAATTCTTATTCCATCCGCTTCCACTTGGATGCTCACGCCCAACATCATCTAAAACCAAAATCTTTATATTTCGGTACTCATCTTTGTGCTCTCCCATAATGCCTGCAAAAAGGTTTTGAGTAGATTCATCTACGTACTCTTCCATGGTTAAACCCTTTAGATCTACCAAAGATGCGTAAGTTATAAAGTAGCAGGGGCGTGCGTCGTTTAAAGAAAAAACGTCTTGTGAGAAAGTACGCATAGCCTCTTGAATAATTGAAGCTGCTAAAGTTGTTTTGCCGTTACCTGGACTTCCGTAAAACGCTAAACCCTTACCGCAAGTTCTTTCTCCAATAGCATCAATAATTTTTCCTGACTGAACCTTATGAAGCCAGCCTTTTACAATGCTTAAAGTGTTTTCCGAAACTTCCAAACAATCAGATAATTCCCAACCAATTAAATGAGACGGCAAACCTGCAGACCTAATCCAAGTATTTCTACGAAGTTTTAAATCGTTTACGTTAAACAATGTTTCCGAACTCCCTCATCGCTCTAGCCATTGATTCCTCTGCAACCTTCTGAGTCTCCTCAGTAACTTGGGACATCTTAACCTCACCAATCAAGGATGCAAACCGACTTATGTAAAGTCTCCAAAGAACCTCAGCGTCTTTGTAATCTTTTATGTTTATCTGGCGAAAGAATATATCCATAACAGCAACTTCTAGTTCGCCGTTAGTGCCAAGACGACTACGTAATCCAGCAAGTGCCCCAGAGAACTGGCTTTGATTTACTTTCCAAGGTTCGATATGGAAGTGCTGGTCGATGCGATCAGCAAACTCATAACAAACGTCAACCACTCGCCAATCTTCCATCAGGTTACGCTCTCTAAAAGTCTTGCGTTCACCTTGAAGCTCTCGCCTAGCCTTAGTCTGGTCAGATTTTCTTTTATCGCTGGCCGCCTTTGACTCAGCCTTTTTAACTTTCTGGTCCTTAACCAGCTCTTCCTTAAGTTCGGCGGTCGGATCGGACGTCGAATCAAATAATCCTCCCCATCCCATATCGCTCACCTCGATTTCCATAGTCTTGAACTCTTCCTTTGGCTCCGCCAAAGAATGTTTATTACTTATAACAGTAGAATATTTATTATTCTGCTTTATTAGCCTATTCCGTGTAATAGCAGTCGCATTATGTGACTCCACAAAACGTGGAATCCCAAACATAGACCGCTCTGCTTTTTTGGTTAGTTTAGACGCTGTCACAATTCGGTTTTCAACTCTAAGCAGGTTTGTTTTTATGTAGTTGTTTTCACGCAACTCTTTCAAACCGCTTAGCGCTGCTCTACGTCCAACGCCAAAGTGATCCATCATGGACTCAGCTGAGATATTTAACCCATGCTGGTAGATGGCTACCAAAAAGCCGTATGCCTTGGCTGAAATGTCTTTCACTTAATGACCCCTGAGTCCCTTAACTGGGCGAGGACGATATCAGCAACCTTGACCGCAATGCGAGAGGCTAGGTCGTCTTCCTCAATAACCACCTTTGGGGCTTCTGGGGCGTTTAGAGACGGTGTAATGGCATTCCCAGCCGATATCTCTACCAAACCTAGGCAAAGGTCGTAGCAGGGCACAGAAGCCGTTTTAAGGGCTGTTTGTAGTGCGACCGTGTTCGAGTCTTCCTCAGTCCAAAGCAAAAAGGCTACAGAGCCGTTTTCAGCGGTTCCAGCCAGTTCTACCGTAGCCTGTATTGGATCCGACGAATGGTGCAAATCGGACGTATTGAGTCCAATCAACAAAGCGTTCTCTGGAGCAACCACCAAGCTAGGTATCCCTAAGTCATGGGCTAATTGATGAGCCCATATCTGACCCTGACTTGGTCTATCGTAAAACGGAAGAACTAATCTGAAGTCCTTGCCATTGCCTCGAAAATAGTCTTCTAAAAGGGCTTCTACGTTTACCCGTGTAGTTTCTTTGTTTCCAGCAACTATTAAAAATGATCCCATGTGATCCTCCTAGGCGGTGGATACTACACAGACTTTTTAACCGGCGTCTACTCCTCGGGTTGAGCCAGCCTAATTACGAAAGGAGTTCCGTGAACTAGGTAGTTAGGTAATTGAGCAATTAAGCGTAGTTGAGTAGCAACTCTGTTCTTGTAGTAGTGAGATCTAGACTCGTAGGGGCTACTCTCCCACACAAGGTCTGAAGTTGAGCTGAATCCTGTGCTTCCATCAAAATATGGTTTTGCAATTGTTGAGCGCTCAAACATACAACTGTCTAAATGGATAATTTGTCCGTTAAGAGGGTTATCCCAAACAAATTTAATTTTGGCGTAAGCCGCGTTTGTTGGGGAAAGCGCAGAATATGAGTTTCTAACAAAATCAAGTTTTAAATCTTGAACATATGTTCCTGGATTAACTTCCGTTAAATCAATGTCAGGTCCCGCTGCAACCACTTGAAAGAACCTTCCAGAAACAAATTGAACTTCATATTCTCCATCCAAAGAAGGATCATCAAAGTCTAAAAGACGAACGTCTTGACCAGCAACGAGACTTGTTGTTTCTGATGTATATACCGTCAAAATACCTTGAGTTCTGTAGTACTCAGTTACATTATAGAACTCGGTTAAGTTTTTAGCGGAATCAGTGCTTGTAGAAATAAGAGTTTGGTTAGAGTCATACCAAGAAATAACCCAGTTACCTAAACGATCTTCTGCTCTATCTCCTGTAAAACCTGTTCTTATGTAACCACTTGCGCTGTACCAAAATCCTGAAGACACAGGCATAAATCTGTTATAAGAAACTTCAACTACGTCATTTGTCGTAGAAGTTAATGCTAAAGAATACGCGCTATTTCTATCCGTATCTTTAATTGTATTTGTTCTAGTCCCAGTTGCGCCGGTAACAACCCAAGGAGTTATTGTTGTGTCAAACCCAGGGTTTTCAAGTTCGTTGACTCTTGTGGCTTTTAAAGTAATGTTAATTCCTCTAGCCTCTTCAAAATCTGTAACGCCAATTGAGCTTTCTTCTACTTGAGCTGCGTCAAAGTAATGAACTTCACTAGTTGCAGATCCTTGAATTCGAATTGTTGGAACCATAAAAAAGCAATCAACGGGCGCCGTGTCGGTCACTGAACCACGAGTCCAACCACCGGCTGAATTTGTCCAGTTAGTTTCGCCAGCACGAGACAGTTCTTGTCCGTATAGATTAAACCAACGTATATCTAAGTAAATGCCTCTTGTTGTTGAGGCTGCTCTTGAGTAAATAGAGAACGTATAAACAAAACCTTCTTTTACAGGTATGCCACGTGTTTTAGGTGCGCTAAGTCCGCAAGCAAACTCTGCGTCACCACCAGAACCACAGGTAACTCTTAGAGCACCAGTAGCTTTGTTTGGGAAAAGGGAAGGTAATGTAGACTCTACGTACGGAGCAACTACTGCATTGTTAACTCTATCAAGAGTTGCTCTAGCAATTGATGCCCAACGACCAACAGACTCTTCAAAAGAAGAATCATTGTAATCAAGCATGATGTTTTTGCTTGGTGTAGTTATTTGATCGTATCCAGTAAAAGCTTTAATAAAATTTTCAATACCCTCTAAACTACCTTTTGATTTGTCAATATAAGCAACGTTACGCAAAAGAATACGTGACTGTTGTAATCCAAGTTCTGGCTCAAAAGCCAAACCAAATTGTTGCATCATTACAGGAATGATTGGGGCGTACGCTACTGAGGTATCGTATGTTTGACGAACAAGGTCTGCGTTAGTCTTGTACAAGTCTAAAGCAACAGCAAAAATTCTTAAAAAGTCTTCGAGGTCTTCATTTGCCCCAGTATCTGTAATAACCTTTAAGTTATTTGTTCTGTAAATTCCAGGTATGGCGTTGTATAGATAATCAAAAGTTCCGTAGTCTTTAATAGAAATTGCAAAAGCGTTACCGGCTTTTACCCAAACTTCGTTTTGAGTATCAAAAACAAAAAGACTGTAGTGATAAGCAATTCCTGGTTTTAAACCAATTTCGTCCGGAATTTGACCAGTGTCATCGTATACACCTACGTCAAAGCTTTTAGGTTCATCGTAAACCACAGCACCATCATCCACAGACAAAGGGAATCCATAGGTGTTACGGACTAAACGAATTCTTGACCAGTCTCCAGAAGGAGAGGTCCATTCAAGACGAATTTTTTGATAGCCGATAGGCGTCGCTGTAAACGGGGATGCGTCAAACTCAACAAAAGAAGTTGAGTCTGATCCGTACGCAACTAAACCGTAGTAATCAACGCCATAGCGTGCCATTTATTACGACCCTAAAATGCCAAGAAGTAAAGCGTGGTCTGTTTCTGGCGCTGATACAGATGGGACCGACAATACGCCGCTTGCCGAAACGCTTGCTAACAAAGTATTAGACGAGTTACGCCATTCCAATAGATTTGCGCTTTGACTGGCCGCCCCTCTAATAACTAATGCTACGTTGGTAGAAGTTCCGTTAACGATTGTTTCGTTACCTGTTTTTCTAACATACTGCGTATGCACATCCGCGACAATACCGGTTTCAATATTTGCCAATCTTTGTACAAGAGTGGTGTATTGAGTCGCTGTTGCTGAAAAAGTTCCTGATGGAGAAGGGGCTGTTGAAAGCGCTGGGTTTAAACCAATTGTGCTCTCAATAGCAACAACTTCTTCTTGTAATGAATTTGGGTGAGCTGCGTCAATAATGTCAACAACGTTTGTTTTGTTAACAAAGGGACGTACCGCACCTGGATAACTGGCTGCCATATCTCTCCTAACCTACGATTCCGCCACTGACGGTTACAGTAATTGTCCCCGCTGTTGGAATTTCACTTACAACAAACACAGCATCATTAGTGCCTGATTGAGCACCATCAGCTCTAGCCAATAAGGTTACGTTTGAATAAGCCACTCCAGGGGCATTTGCCAACGCTTCAATCACATAGTGAAGAGAAATACGATCGGCAAAATTAACATTATCAAAAGCCAAAATTTCTTGAAGCGCTCTTTCAGCATTTCTTTTTACTACGCTCTGCTTGTATTGAGCAAGTGCTGTAACGCTAACAGTTATATTTACTCCAACAAATGTTGGCGGAAATAGAGTAACGCTAACGTTTGGCGGAGTTTTATCAACAAAGAATCGTTGAATTTCATTACCAAGTTGGTTAAACACCTGTGTCAAAACTCCACCGTTTTGCCCAGGGTCTCCAAATGGTGCAATATAAAGGTTGACGCTTGTGTAAACCTCTGATGTTGCAACGGCTTTAGCAACACCCGATACCTGTAAAGCAAGATCTGAATAATCTTTTAGCGACACGGCACGGTTTTGTACTCGGAGGCTGGCTGGAGCATTGACACGTATTGAGTCAGTTGATTCCGCGTCAGCTCCACCAGAAGCAGCCGCTGCGTTGTTAACAGTTAGTCCAGGAGAGTAGTTTGTAAGAATGTTCTTTAATGTATTGGAGTTTACGTTTCCAATAGTTCCGCCACCTACTCGATAGGTAACTAAAATTTGAGAGTTTGCTGGAGGAATACGACCGCTTACACCATCACCAAATACAATCTTGGTTACGTCCTCGGCATCAGTTACGCTGTAGAACACAGCATCTGTTCCAGAGGCGTCAATTAAATACGGGACGCTAATGTAAACAGTATCGTTAACCGTTACAGATATGCTGTTATTAATAACAGGAGTGTTATCAAGTATGAACTCTTGATCTGAAGTTCCGTTTGAGTCTCCAACATCTTCGTTTACTATTGTTTGACCCTGTGTAGCGGCTGCGTTTGCCTGACCGCTAGTAGAACCAACCGCAGCTGGCACAGTAACAGCAGAATTTGTTTCAAATATAACTTGAGTGGTAACACCGTTAACAATTGTTGTAGTTGCTACTTGAGTTAATGCTGGTACGACAATTGCAGCGTTGGTGCTGTTGTAAAAGGTAAGAGTAACTGTTGCTGGAATGCTTCCAGTTGGAGTGTATCCAAGCAAGTTAGCAATATTTAGAATGCTTTGGCGTTGGCTTGCTGTAGACAAGAACGCCTCATTAGCCGCTCTATCAATGTAATAATTAAGAAGGTCTCCAAGATAGGAAAACATTTCCAAAAGAATGATTCCAAAGTCAGCGGGGTCACGGGTTGTCCATTGAGGCGCGTATAGAGGAATTAAGTTGACTAGATCTTCTCTAATAGAGTCATAATCTCTAGAGGTATAGTCAATCTGAGGTATGAAATTAGCCATTACTCAATCTCCTCAATTAACTCTCCGGCTCTGGTGAAAGATCCGATTTTGGTGGTTATGGTGTCCACTTGCTTATTTGGCAACCTATATTCTACCGAAACTGTCAGTACTAGGTCACTTAATCCTTGGTTAGGTTCTTTTTCAATTTCAACTCTAATGAGCTTTAGTTCAGGCAAAAACTCTCCAAAAGAAGAAGTGATGGTCTGTTGTACAAAATCAATGACCGAGCCTTCCGGTTCAAACAATGCGTCGGTCGCAATGCTGCCGTAGTTTGGTCTCATTGGTCTTTCCCCAAATCGAGTAAAGATTGCTCCAAATACCCGGTCTGCCCACTGTTTAGACTCTAGGTTGTTTGTGTTGATGGCACCTGAGGCATTGAAAGAAAAAGGAAGCGATATGGCTGTGCCCATTAAAATACTCCTACCCATAAAGGAAAGTTTGGATCTCCGCCTTCAAACATAGCCCAAGCCGGGGTGTTTGGTCTCGGTTTATATTTACCAATTAAGCTTACAGTAGCAATAATGCCAGGCGTAGCGGGACCTACCCCTGCGGCATCAGAACTTATAAACGTATTGGTGTTGCTTGCGGATGCAACAAATTGAATGTAATCCCCGGCGTCTAAATCTAAAATAAGAGCTACGGTCATTGTAATTTCAGAATTGTTTCCAGCTAATGTAATTTTAGTATTGCTATCAGGAATATCTACACCATTTTTTCTAAACCAAATATTAGCTGTCCCAGAGTTAGCGTTTGTTTTAGTAAGCATAGAAGAAAACTGAACAAAATAATCTCCAGTTTCTTCCACATATATTTTATCCCCATCTAAATACGTTTTATTTGCGTCTCCCTCAACCCAACTAGTGTTGATTAAGGTAGGGGTATTAACCCCAATAGCCTGATCTCCTGTTGTGTAAAAAGTTCCATAAGGGTAGTTAATTTGGTTGATTGCACCACCTACAGGCCAGGCCCATTCGGTCACGGCTTCGCCAAGCACTTGAGGTATGTAAAGTTTTGCTCTACCTAGGTCTAACGGATCGTCTGCGTCCGCTATTACCCCACGATAGATACCATAAAAACGATTATCAGAGGACACCGGTTCTCCTTAACTTATTAACAACCGTTTTAGGTCTAGACGATACAGACTGTGCTTTTGTTAAATTGCCGGCTGTATTTATCCATCTTTGTGCAATTATTGTTTTATTAGCAACCTTAGGTTTAGACCTATTTGTTATGTTACCAAAACCTGTTTGAGACTTAACACCAGGATTTTTTGTACCCTTTTTTAATTTACTCTTTGGTTTTTTATTAGTTTGACGAACTCCCTTTTTAATATTTCTTTTTGCTTTGGCTGAAGGTACTTCTACAAGTCTGTTGTCTTTACCCTGAGTTGCAGTGCCAAGTGAGTCCGTTCCCACAGTTAGGGTTGTTGTGTAAATATAGGAGTTATAAGAATTAGAAACAATTTTATGTTTTGCTTTTAGTACTACCCAAAAACCAGAATAAGTATTACCTAATCCGTCAAAGAAAGCCGGCATACCTGGGTATACAGTGGAGTCCCCAAGAACTTCTGCTTTTGCTCTATAAGGAAATCTAGTTCTTTGGTCTACTGCCTTAGATTCATTGTCAGCCACAGAGTAATCGTTAGCGACTACTCCTGAAGCAAACCGATCGAAGAACTCAGGCTCAGCCTTTTTTCTTGTTGCCTTTGGTCGTTTTTGATTTGTAAGTTTAATTATTTTTCCAGTAAAAGCATCAACGCCAGATACGGCAGTTGCTGATTTGTATTCTCCGTCCTCAAACTCAAGGCTTTCTCCAACTAAAGGCTCAAAAGAATAAAGGGTTGATCCCTCAGGTCTAGCTGCGTCTCGCAAAGTAAAGGTAGGAGCGTTGTCTCTAAACTCTTCATACAATTTAGTCATTGAGTGAAAATAGATTTGAGTATTTGTTACTCTTAAAAAATAACCAGATTGTTTTGCTAACTTAACCATGGTCTCCATATCGGTAAGACCGGCTTGAGAAAATTGAGGGTAAACGCGAGGGTGTGCGTCTACGTCGTAAGCAAAGTTATTTCTTTTAGCAATTGCAGTAACTATGTCTGACGCTGTTTGCTCTACGTACACTTGTTGAGAAGTTTTTTTAAGGAAGTAAGACGCGCCAATAACGTGTACTTCAACAAAACGTTTACCGGGCGTAACGTGAGGTTCAATGTGGTGCACGTAACAACTAAGCTCTTGTGTTCCATTTTGTCCGGCAAGGGTTATTAAAACAGGTGTGCCGGGGCGAATATCATCGTAATCAACGTCCCAGTCTCTAAATTGAATTGTCCCAAAGTCATGCTTGTATCTTTCCTGCCAAAAGGTCATAGAATGAACTCGAGCAGGCGGTACCTTTGCATTAGGAAAATCAACACCAACAAAGTTATACATTAGGAATCCTAATAACAGTTCCCGGCTTTATATTTGTAGGGTCAACAATTTCTGGGTTTACATCAAGAATAATCCACCAAAGGGCTGGGTCTTGGTAGAAATCAAACGCTATGTTATCTAGGCGCTCGCCTTGTTTGTAGGTATGTTCTCTGTAAGAAATTGTTCCAATATCCTCAAACTCGTAAAACACAACAGCGTTAGCATCAGAGTCTTCTGCAATAGATATAAAATCAACTACCGAAAACTCGTATCTAGATCCTTGGTATATAGACATATCTACTCCTACTTCGTTGGCGCAATGGCCGCTGCAGTTTTTTCAACAGATGCAATACCAGCAGAAGCCATAAGGTTCATAGCGATGCTTACGTCTGTTCTAATTGGGGTCATATCTTGAGCAAAAGCAATATGAGTTACGTTTAGGTTGTTTATATACCCTACGTAAGACAAAGGACCAATATCAACACGCAAAAGCGTTGCAGCTAGGTAACCAATATCTCCAGTAGAACGACCGGTAATACTCTTCCAATCAGGTCCGTTAACCGCTTTATACAGATACTCTAAATCAGCAACTGTTCCATAGTTAACAAGGTCTAATATTTTGTCAGAAATTTTTCCAGCGTCTGCTTCTGCAAAAAAGCCAGTTTTGTAAAACTCAGCCATTCTTTCAAACGTTGCTGCAGACCCAGACCTTTGATCTAACTGTAGGTCAAACTCTTTTTGTAGCAAATGTTTCATACAAGCAAAATCGTTAGTTCTATCTAAACGCAGCTGTAAAGAAAGAGTTTCCCCGCTTGGGAAGGCTCCGGCTACTGAAGCAAAGATGTCTGCAGGGTGCGGAGTAACTTCGGTGTTAAGCGCAACAGAAGTGCTAAAGGTGTCTGGGTTCCACATAAATTGAAAACCAATTCTTCTATCTTTACCAGTACTCTGAGTTTTTTCTTCACCAGTAGCCGTAACGTATGTGTTGTTAGCGTTGTAGTACCACCAGATACGACCGCGTCTGTACTTTTCAGGAACTTCTCCGGGAGGAGTTGTGTAACCCCATTTGCCCGGCTCTATGTATAGATCTGGTTCAACTATCTTTGGTTTTACAGGCAGGCTCCATTGATGTGGAGGTAAATTCCAGTCATAATCAATTGGAAGTTTTAACGGCTTTACTTCTTTGTTCTTCTTGTTTTTGTTCTTTGATTTTTTATCTTTCTTTTTCTTTTGTTCTTCAGCCGCACGTACTTTTTGACCTTCTGTTAGCCTTCTAAAACGTGCTCTTTCAGCCTCATCTTCGGCAGTTGCGTTAGGGTACTGAGTACCATAATTTTGAGGTGCTGTAGTTGTGCTAAACGTGATACCTTCAATTGGCATTACTTAGACACCGCCTTTTCTCTTATATTGTCCACACTAAGAATCTTTTTAACTTCCCTAGCAATTTCTTTTGCATCTGCCGCTGTTTTTTCAGGCATATGGAAGTTTACCGTTACTCCGCCATAATTAACTGTTGCTCCATGGGATTGAGCATTTGTCATTGATCCCATGTCAGTTGAAGACACAATAGAAGGACCACCAGAACCAATAATTAGACCCGATGGATTTCGGCTCATTACTAGATCTGAACTAGGTGCAGGCTGTGCTCCCTCAACAATAGACGGAGTTCCTGCGCCCGCAAGCCATGCGCTTGGATCCATCTTTTGACCATTTTTGCGTACCTCAAAGTGAAGGTGGGCTCCGGTAGATTGTCCAGAGTTTCCGCTATAACCAACAAGGTCTCCAGCTTTAACACGAGTTCCACCAGTAGCTATCTTGCTACTTAAGTGGCCATAAAATAGTTGTGCCCCATCTTCTGTAACAAGCTTTATGTAATTTCCAAAACCAGGAGCGTCATAAGGTGTTGCTTCTATAACACCATTAGCGGATGCAAAAACTGGAGTGCCTTCTGGCAAACCGTAGTCAATTCCGCCGTGACCTTCTCCGTAGGATGGGCTCTTCTTTCCATTAAACATTAAGTGACGAACTACACCAAACGGACTTGTAATTGAGTAATTTCCTTGGAACGGCATTACATAGCCGGAAGCTCCTGCGCCCTCTCCGCCACCTTTACCGCCAGGATTGCTGTTTCTAGCAATTCCAACTCCACCTTGAACAGCGCCTACAGCAGTTCCAGCAATTGCTCCAGGAAGACCTCCAGCAACTAATCCAGTAGCTGCGCCTTGTCCAGTATCAAAAGCAAAATTTCCAATATCTCTAATAAATTCAGGTCCAGCATAATTTTCGTTTAACCAATCCTGGACTTTATCTAGTCCAGCGTAAGCTCCAGCAGCAAGACCAGCTCTTCCTAAACCTCCCAAGAAACTTTTTGGCATGAACTTGCCAAATTTTCCAAACAAACCGCCCTTGGCTCCACCGGCTGCTGTTGCACCACCGCCACCACCAAATAAATTTTTAATTCCGCCAAAAGCTTTTCCAGCCATCATTGCGGCGCCACCACCAAGTACTCCAAGGATTCCTGCGCCAGCACCATTACCTGATGCTCCAATTGTGTCAATAAAACCTTTACCTTCAAGAATTTTACGGAACGCATCTCCCATTAAACCCGCATCTCTTGCTATGTCGGCAACTTTATTGCTTGCCGCTGCAAGAAGATCATTAGCAGCTTCAAATCCTTTTAGAACAGATGGGGCAACTGCTTGAGTAGCATTTAACGATGCTGCGTTTTTATCGCTTGTACTTAAAACGGCACTAGTGGTTGCGCCTTCTTGAGCCAAAGTCGCTTTATTTAGAGAGGATCCTTTACCACCAGTTCCAGCAAGAAGCATAAGTTCTGAAATAACTGATTGACGAAGGATTGGGTCATTGCCAAAATATTGGTTAAGCATTGAGTCAAGAGCATTACCAGGTTGCAATGAGAACGAAATTTGTTCTTTAGTGATTGCACCTTCGCCAGTCTTACCTTTGTTAAGTACTTTCCAAAGGTCTTTAGCAATGTCTTGGAATCCACGCATCATTCCATCTGCGCCACGAACGTTAACGCCAATCATGCGAAGCATGTTTACGTTACGTCCTTGGTTTAACGCAGCTGTAGCCTGCATACCTCCAGATAGACCAACACCTGGCATTAAGTTAGATATTGCTGCTGCGCTTTGACCAACTTGATTAAAGTTCTTTAAGCCAGGCATTATGCCCATGCTTGCGCCAAGCATTGTGGCGCGGGCTGCGTCTAAAGTATCAGTAGTAGTTCCTTGACGAGCCATTCGCATTTGAGTTGCGTTGGCATTGGCTCCACCATAGAAACCAAAACGGGATCTTAATAAATCTTGTTCAAAAGATTGTTCAACTGTAGGAATGCCCTGCAATCCAGCAAGAGCAATTTTGCCAGTTCCTTTTAGTAACGCTGCGCCAGCGCTCTTTAGGAATCCTCCAAAGCCACCGCCTTGGCTTCCATCATTTTCTGTAGCAGTTTTTGTTCCCGTGGAAGTTCCCATACTTCCATTGAGAAGATTGCCTGAACCGCCACCAGGGAAAGAGCCTTTTAAGTTTCTAGATATCTCCGCCGATAAATCGCGGGTGCGCTCAAGCTCTTTATTTAACTGTTTAAAGGCAGACGTAAGATCGGCAACAAGTTCGGTTTTGCGACCGAAAATGCCACCACCGCCACTGGTTCCCATGGCTGTGCCGGTATTTTTTTTAGCCAACACTAACTCCTACGTCTGTTAATGGCTCGTTCGAGCCAGTTCTTTCTTTCTCTGAAAGACAGTGACAGTACATCTGTCAAAGTCCAGCCGGGGTATGCTCGAGTTAGTGCTTCAAATTGGTCCAGTAAGTTTTCGTAATCTTCGTGCTTATATGCGAAACAAAGCAGCTAAGGTCAACGGCATAGGAATATCCTCACCGCATGCCTCGCATGCCTTCTTCACCTCCCCAAGGCGTGGGCCTGGGTTACGTTCAAGAATCTCTTGGACAATTGCTTCACGGTCTTTCCAACTTAGTTTCAAGACCGTAGATGCTCCGATAGATGGGCTTCCATTTATTGAAGCAACGCAACCTGCCAAAAGGATTGTGTTTAGTTCAGCTGAGTTCTTGTCGTTGTTTTCAAGCAAACGACGTTGTGTAACTCCCGTAGGAAGTCCAACAACTACTGTTCCCAACTTAGACTCATATGTCCAGAGTCGATCTTCTTTTGGATCTTTTAGTTCGACAATTGGAATGTCCTTGGTTAGATCCAGAGTTAAAGTTTGCTCTGTTCTACAGGACGGACAAGTGCCTGTGAAATCAATTGTGTTTCCAAAGGTTGCTCTACGGATTCCAATTAATATCGCATCTCTGTCGCCTGAAAGAAGAGTTTCTAAGTCTTCCTTAGACGCTTGCTCCATACCTAAACTGACCAGACCTCTTTGAAGCATTGTGTTTAAAGCACGACCAGTAGTTCCTGCTCTAGCAACAGCTTCTTCGTCTGCGCCGTTTAACTCTCTAACCTCAACATATTTGACCAAGGCGCCTTCCCGATTGATATATCCACCGGGAAGTGCGACCTCGGTATCAGACGGAGCCTGTGTTTCTACTTTTACAACAGGCTCCGCTGCTAAAGCTTTGACCGCTTGGTTAACGACTTTTGGATCTGAAATTAATTCTGCCACGTCTTGTGTCTCCTAATTGTTTAGAGTGCTGCCGGCCTTACTGGGTCGTATCCACCGGTTCCATTGGTAAAGAATACCGAAAGTCCTTCGTGGACAAGTCCAAGGGTTTCGACCATAAGGTTGTTTCCGCCAGCATCTAGGTCAGAGTAGTTCAAAGTTGAAATCCATGCGTTGTGCACATGGAAGCCCATCTTTGGAGTATTTGATCCACCTTCACCGCTTGCGGTTGCTGTTGCGTTACTTGCTGCTGGATGATCAAGAACATAAATCTTGATATCGCAACGGAAGTCTTTACCACTGGTCAAAGCAATTCCGTCTCCGGCTGCTGCTGCAAACAGTGTACGCATCCAATCAATAGCCTGGTTGTTACCAAAGATAACTCCACGGTCCATAGTGATTGGGTTGAATGTTGTCATACCAGGTACCTGGTGAATGGTGGTGTTGTATCCACCTTCGCGGTACGCGATACTTTGTGTGTTAATGCCGAGACCGCTGATTGAACGAAAACCGCCAGTAAAGCCGGTAATCCGCTTGTCCACCGAAGAACCTTGTTGTGGTGGAAGGAACTCAGCGATAAATCGGAACGAGCGTAACGGATCGGTCGCCACACTCGAGAACCGATTAATTGTTGTATCTGCCATGTTTGGTTATCTCCTTTACGCCGTAGTAACGGTGGTGCCACCGTCAAACTGACCGATTTTAATAACTACGAACTCGGCTGGGCGTTGTAGAGCCACACCAACTTCGATGTTAACTAATCCAGCGTCAATGGACTGTTGTGGGTTCAATTCAGCGTCACATTTTACATAAAATGCTTGTGCTGGGATTGAGCCACGTAGACCGCCTGAGCGCCAGAAGTTATTTAAGAAGCCTTCCAAAGTTGCAACAATTCGACGCCAAGTCTTTTCATCGTTTGGCTCAAAGATTGCGAACTGGGTTAGCTCTGATAAGGACTTGCGTAGATAGATGAGAGTACGACGAACTGGAACATACTTGTCTACGTATGAACCAAGAAGCGTGCGTGAACCCATAACTACAATTCCTGAACCAGGAACAAACTTGATTGCGTTAACTGCAGCCGCGTTGCTGTTCATTCCATCCAACTGAGCGTTGGTTAGTGGACGAACTGAAACTGCGCCTCCAACTCGAGTGCTGAGACCAGCAGGTGCCTTAAAGACTCCTCGAGCTGCATCGGTTCCTAGGTATAGACCAACAATTGCTCCACCTGGTGCTACTTCACGAGTAACTCCTGGGGTTGTAACTGCTGGGTCTTTAATTGTGATTGGTGGGTAGTACACAGCACCGTAAGAGGTAGCTGTATAAGAATCTGCTCTTGTAATTTGATTATCTACAGATCCAAAAACTGGGTCAATAACAACAAATACGTCTCCGCGGTTTGATGCGTAGGTAGTCATTGCGTTGACAGCAGCTGCTTCTGTAACTCCAGGAGCGTTTAGAACTAGCGAGTTCAAGACAGTATCAAAACGAACAACTTCGTTAGATATTTCTACCTCACTAACAGAACCAGTTCCGTTAGTTCCACCAGCTAATGATTGGTTTGTAGAAACTACTGGTAGTCGGGCTGAGCCGGTAGCAGTAGATCCTTCATCAACAGCTGAGATGAACTTAGATTGAGAATTGATGATATCAATCACATAGCGATCGTTACCAGGTGTCATAGAAAGATCTGTGTATCTTTCTACAACATTGCTATTTGCGGTTCCACCAAACTTTACAGTGATGTCTACATTGTTTGCTGTAGCAGAGTTCGCAATGCTGATATTAATGTCATTTCCCCAAGCACCAGCATTCTTTGAATTGATGGTGAGGGTAGCGTCTGCCGTTGGGGTGACGCGGTCATTAAATGTACGGGTAGCAACGTCTGCATCAGCATTTGCTGCACGCAAGAAGTATGCTTGATTACCACCGTTTGAGAAGAACAACAGCGCTGCAACGTGCAACGGTGAGTCGTTCTCCCAGCCACCATACAGACTGACGTATTGACTCCAAGATGTGACCAGAGTTGGAACAAGCGGACCACGATCTACGACGCCAACAAATGCAGCGATGGACTGTGAAGTGGCACTTTGAACTGGGGTTACTAAGTTAAGGGATTCCTCAACATAGACACCAGGCCGAAGGTATACAGCCATTATTTATCTCCTTTGATTTTATCTAGTTTGCACATATGTTAAACCAACTCGAATCCCGAAGGGGGGTTCCCTGTTGTCATGATGTTTGCCGATTGAATCTGTGGTGTTGGAACAGACGGCGTGTAAGGCGTCATTTCACTTACCACTCTGATACTAAAGACGTTTCTTAGTAAACGTCTTCCATCCTCAATGGAGTCGCGTTTTACGAATCCCTCGAGAAACATATGCCTAGCAACATAGCCATTGCCATTCGCTTGCGGAATGATGAGGTGACCATATTTGCCAGGAATTTTTCTATTTAGCATTTCAAAAATTATTGTTCTATCGTGGCGTGGGTGACGAGCAAAAGAACTAACTTGATAATAAAGATCGTAGACCACTGGGGCGTAGTAACTGTGTCTAGCGTTGCTTGACGCTTGTTGAGTTCCACGATTGGTGTTATCAATCCAAAAACCAGAACTTTGACGATCGTTAGCCGGTTGAATGTCAAACAAGTCAATAACCATGTATGGGTATTCTTGAGCTTTTAACTCTACGTCCGGATAACCAAACCATACTTTTACAGGTCTTGTGCTGTCTTTTGCATCTTGCACTTGAATGCCTTGAAGATGTGTTTTAAGAGCCTTGTCTTCTGCATACAAAAATGATGTGTCGCTCATGGCAGAATCCCCTTATCAAATAAGTAATCAAGTGCATCGCCTTCAATCGCTTCTCTAATTGCTACATCTGCTTTAGTCATAAAGGGGCGGATTACTACAGTAGGAGGTCTATCCTCAGTTCCGTATTCAAGATTAAATATTTCATCTTCACGGAACTCAAAATACTCAAGTGAAATTACACCCTTATTTTGGGTTAGTTCAATTGGATTACCCCAGCCAGCATCGGCCGTCGCTTCTTGAAGAAGAGGATCTAACTCCTCAACCAGACTTTCGGCTAAACGCGGGGCACGTGCTTCGAAGCTATTAGTGTTCACTTCTTTTTCTTTTTCTTTACCTTCTTGACGCCGTATAGAGCACCAAGTCCGATGGCTGCGTAGGTCATGGCAGATTCTTTTGCGCCTGGGGCATTTTCAATAATGCCTTTATAGAAATCAACCTCAGTGGGTCTATCTATCCAGTCTTTGTAGCCAGACATAGCATGCTCCAATCGGAGTTCGCAGGTACTCGTACGCAAAAGGGTAAAGCCACTCCCCGCATGGGAGTTACCACTATAGTAAATGAAAAAGCCCCCTTGCGGGGGCTAATTCGCTATTTCTTCCGTTTTGCTTTTATGCCTTTAATAATCTTGGCATCAATTTTTCGGTCTTCTTCTAGGGTCTTTGGCTTCTTCTTTTTACCGTGGGCTGTGTCTTTTTTTTCAAACTCAGCCTTTTCTTTTTTAGACAGCCCTTTTGTCATTTTGGCGTCTTTTTTTTCGTCAGCCTCTTTTGTGTATTTAGCCATTATTTTTTCTTAGCTTTCTTGTCTTTTGCATTTGCACCCTTCTTTGCAGCAAACTTCTTGTTCGCCGCCTTGAGGGTCTTCATCCCGTGTTTGTCCTTGGGACGGCCACAGCCGCAGGTCGCGCACACTACTTTTTCTTCTTCTTACGTAGAGCTGCAAAATCAGCCCCATCAAGCTTCTTCTTATCGCCAGCTTTGCCAGCAATTTTCTTTTGCTTTGGGGAAAGCTTCTTGCTTCCCTTTCCACCGCAACCACATGTAGCACACATTACTTTTTACCTGCTTTCTGTTTTTTGGGTTTTGCGACCTTGCTCTTACCGGATCCTTCTGGTACACAGTTAGGAACCTTCTTACCGTTCTTTGTTTTAAAACCTACTTGGACATAGCCGTCCCAGCATGGACCTTGCTTTGCCATCATTTACCTTTCTTGTGCGGGTTCTTCTTGTGCCAGTCCTTCACGGCTTTTACGCCTTGCTTGACTGTCTTAGACCCACCATTCTTTGTCAAATTAATCTTATCCCACTTACCGGCTGACTTGCCTTCGTGGTCAACAATGACATCGCCCTTTTTATTCTTTTTAACGGTGTGCTTCATGCCGCCAACTTTAAGAGTTTTACCCATAATTATTTACTCTTATAACGAATAGTTGCTTTAGGGCGTCTAGCAATCCCGCCTTTTTTACGACGAGACTTTGCTCCACCAGAACGATATTTGCTTTGATCTAACTCAATAGAAATATTCTTAGTTGGGTTTTTACCAACTGTGTCTCCGATACGACGTGGCATATGTCTCCTAAGAAGCAGGTTGTGCGTAGGCCTGGAACTGTTCATCATTAACCAGTTCGTCTGGCATCAGCTGAATCATGTTCAGGGTAATAAGTGTACCGCGGTCATCAATGTATCCGTCAGGCTGTGTGTGGTATGGCCTAAAAACTTGACCTTTCCATACGCAACGGTAACGGTTTGCTTCCTGTAGGCGAGCGCGAAACTCACCGCGCTTGTCAAACAACTGAGGGCTTACCCTGTACAGGTCATCAATGTTTATAGTTAGGTTTAACGTATCGGCTGCGTAGAAACCTCGTTGATCCATAGGTGACTTACCCATTTGTAAATCAGCGCTAACAATATGAAGCACTTTTGGACCAACCCAGACACGGCCGCCAGAGATAGACTCAACATCGTAAATAGGGTCGGTAGTAGTAGAAGAAGTGTCGTACTCCCACCATTCTGCGTGAGTACCAAATGGGTTAGTTGAATCCCACGTAATGCCGTCTCCGACCTCGTTTAGTTCAAAATCAATGGTGAACCTTCCACCCGGCTCAAAGGATCTCATGCCACCCCTTATTCACTGTAGAAGACTAGGTTACGCTTTAGGCGCTCGTCTGTAGGGTTTAACTCAACCGCCTTTTCGCCGTACTCCTTTGCTTTGTCTGTAAGTCCTAAATGATGTGAGGCAATTGCCGCATAATCGTATGGTGCCGAACCCCATGCAAACTCTTCGCATAAGTACTCAAGTGGTTTTTCTGTAATACGAAGCGCCTCTTCCGCTACGTCAAGGCAGTCAAACCAACGGTTGTTTTCATAATAAAGTTTGGCTAACTCTACGTAAGCCTCCCGTCTATCTGGTGCTTCTTCAACGGCTTTTTTAAACCAATCTTCAGCTCCCATAAAATCATCAGACATCTTTGCAATGTAACGCATAGATGCTGCTCTTTCAGGTTTCCACACTGCCCGTGGTAGAGATAAGTGACGCTTAAACTCTTCTGTTGCTTCTGCAAACTTTCCATAAAAGAATAATTCTCTGGCGTAGTAAAACGCGTTCCTATCATCGTGTGGGTCTTCAATTACAGATTGAGCCAATAACGGGAAATACTGAGAGCGTGGTTTAGTGTCGTCTGGGTGATGATGGATCTCAAGTCCTACCCAATTTTCAATTTGTTGTATTCGATCAGTTACCAATACTTCGTGGACAGGATGCTTCCAACGATAGCCGTGGCGTTTGTGGATCTTGTCTCCACCATACTGAAGACCAGGAGACCCGTCGGGGTTCCAGTTCCAGGTGTATTTGTAGCGTGGTCTGGTTGTTTGTGTTGGGACAGCCTCTAGGTGTTTACGCCATCCTTCAACTAATACCTCATCCATATCCAAAGCAATACAGTAGTCAATATCATTTGGAAGCGCTGCAAGGGATGCATTGCGTGCATCGTCAAACCGCCAAGGTTTTACAGAAATAGATATAACATTGATACCAAGTTCTTTGGCTAGTTCAACCGTATTGTCTGTAGACCCGGTGTCCGCAATTAATAAGTAGTCAGCTTCTTTAGCGGACTCATACCACTTATGAACAAATTGTTGTTCATTAAGGGCGATTGTGTAAACCGCTATTTTCATTAGCTAAGGGCTGCTAGTTTTTCCTTATGAAAAGCCAAAGCGTTTTTTACGCCTTCAACAGCAACTCGGTACTTTTCTGCCGTTTCTTCTTGGTTTTGAGAAACAGAAAATAAGTAGTTAAGCTCTAAAGAATATCCGTCTTTAGAAAGTTTATTTATTCTTTCAATAAGAACGTCTTTCTTTGTTTCTACGTCTAAACCCCAGTCAATGTCTTCCATGATTCTCCTTATTCTTCGTTTGGTGCCACCATATCATATCCGATTACTTCTCCTGTATCGGCATTCTTGACTTCAAATTTCTCAAAGCCTGAAGCATCTTTTCCAAGGCTTGTTTTAATTACATTAATAGATGTCATATGAACCTCGCCCAATATCCGTTAGATGTGTTGTTAAGTGGTGTGGCTGAAGAGGGTAGATCTGACTGACTGTCTAAGTAGCCACGCATGACTGGTGATAGTGCGTTTAAAACCGCTGGTGGGTAACCAAAGGCAAGGTAGCCGGTACCAGGGGTTGTAGCAATAACAAGGATTGCAAAGCCGTAGCGTTGTCCAGCCTGGAACGTTACAGAAGAACTTAGATTTCTTGTGTAAACAGTGTTACGTGTTCCAAAAATAGTAATGTCGTTTGCTGTGCTTGCCAACAGTGTGGCTGTAGTCTCATCAAAAGAGTAAACACCCATCTTAATAAGGGTAGCGCCAGTAGTTGCTGTACCAGCAGATGCCACCGCTACAGTTGATGCGGTATGGGTGTGAAGCGGGCTAAAGAAGCTCCAGTAAACAGTTCCGCTAGTAAACGAGGCAGAACGGTTGTCATAACGAGGGGCTACATCGATGTATGTATCAGACAACTCCATACGAGCCTGCACTCGATTAATAAGAGCTATCTCTCCAGAAGCATTTGGCAACGTAAGTGTACGGTCTGCAGTTGGGTCTGTTACTTGAAGGGTAGTCTCAAACGCATCTGCGGTTGCTCCTTCAAAAACAATTGAAGATCCAACAGTAAGACCACTAAAGGTTGGGGTTGTAATAGTTCCACCTAAAGAAACCGTGTCAGTTCCAATAGTTATAGAGGAGTTCGCTAACTTAACGTTAGTCACATTTCCATCAACTATTTTTGCTGTAGTAACAGTGTTGTCGGTTGGGGTACGGGTGTCGGAGAGTCGAGTATCTGTTCCATAAACAACTTCTGTTGCTGAAGCGTTTCCAGTAGCGGGAATGTCTTTTGTAGATGACGTTCCAAGACCAGTAACTTGAGTGTTTGCAATTGACAATAATGTTTGATCAATACCAATAACTGCAGCAATATTTGTTCCAGTATTTGTTATAGGACCTGTTACAGATACAACTCCTGTAGCCCCAGTAGGGCCAGTAGGACCGGTTACTGTTGAGTCAGCTCCCGTAGGACCGGTTGGACCAGTAGGTCCTGTGGGACCAGTAGGACCAGTTACATTAGAGTCTGCGCCTGTTGGACCGGTTGGTCCTGTGGGCCCTGTTGCTCCAACAATTTGACCAGCGCTGTACCAAGTTGTTCCATCCCAAACGTACACATCTCCATCTGCATCAACAATATACGCATCGTTAATGTCATTTCCTGTTGACGGAAGATCAACAACGTTAGCAACACTACCTATTAAAGTAATAGGAACACCTTGAGGACCTTGTGGTCCAGTAGGTCCAGTAGGTCCGGTTGGTCCAGTTACTGTTGAATCTGCGCCGGTTGGTCCAGTTGAACCCGTAGGACCCGTTGGTCCAGTTGGACCAGTTGGTCCAGTTGGACCCGTTACACCTTGAGGAATTCCAAAATTATAAATTGCCGATGAAGCTGTTCCAGTATTAGTTACTGTTGCTGATGCTCCAGGACCTAATGTTGTTACTGCACCAATAGTGGCTGTAGAACTTGGACCAGTAGGACCAGTTACACCTGAAGAGTATTGAAGACCAGACCACGGAGTTGTACCTGTGCCAACTTTAAATCTACCAGTATCAAATTCATAACCAACTTCACCTTGTGAAAGTGTTGGGTTATTAGTTGTCCAGTTAGCTGCGGTGTCACGTCTGAATTGAATCTTTACAGCCATTTACACTCCTAATGCATTTCCGCAGTCGATTGTGGGAGTACCACCATATATTGTAGAGGCTTGACCGCCATCTATATTCTGAAAAATAGGACCAGTTGGTCCTGTTGGTCCGGTGGGACCTGTAGGACCAGTAACAGCGGGACCTGTAGGTCCCAAAGGTCCTGTTGGTCCGGTAGATCCAGTTGGTCCAGTTAAACCTAAAGGTCCAGTCGGACCAGTGGGACCTAAAGGTCCAGTTGGTCCAGTTGCTCCTTGAGAGTTACTGATACGCCAAACTGATCCATCCCAGTACCAAGTAACATCGCCAACCGTAAACAGTTCGTTTAGCGCAGGGCTATTAGGGAAGTCAATTGGCATAGGAAAAAGTGTATCTCTTTACTTATTCAAAAGTCTTCTTAACCCACCAGTGCTTTCTATATCCACCAGTTATGTACTTAGATATAGACCAAATCTGTTTATCAGCCCAGTCAGGATCGTACTCTGCTACTTCCGATTTCCATCCTTCTCTTTTTATAGGTACCACCTGAATGATTGGAGTGCCTTCAGGGATAACTCCTTCAAAACCTTCTTTTAAAAAGAAGGGGATACCCCCACCGGCTGAAAATCCATCAGATTCTACAAAACCATTGGTTGTAGTAAAGGGCAGATCAAATCTATTAAATGGGTGAGTAAATAAGCAGCTATACCCTTCCGGAACTTCTATTCCCCAAGTTGTGTTCCAAGCATATAGATCGTGATCGTGACCTGCTGGTCTAGGTAATTCAGTAGCCATGTCTTTTGGACGAACTTCTAACGGAGAAGATATTTGGTTTCTTGCACCATTCCAAGCAAATCCAACCCTACCGTTTTTTCGTTCTATAAGAACATCCCCGGGCAAGGTAATGCAGTAGCCGGCAGTCATTGCTTCTAAAAATGGAATACAAAGTTTTATGTCTTTGTTTACTCCTCCACCTTCAAGAATTTCAGGCTTACCACTACGCCAACGTTTTGATTTTTTGTACCAATCTGGAACAAATGCTCGTGCAGGCTTAGGGGGAGAGTGCAGCTTAGCCACACTCTCTTCCATAGCTCTAAAAGTTATCTTTTTCAGAGGATTCCTCCGTAATATAAAGTAATTCCCATTAAAATTATCGGAATTACTAAAGCAAAGATGGCTTTGTAGTAGTCCTTAAGAGGAGTTCTAAAGTAACTTTTACCAACTACTAAACATTTATGGGCTGGGGACAGCATGTAGCCAGCGTAGTCAAAAGCAAAGAATAGTGGCAAAGTTTCAACGCCAAATACCCCTACAGAAAGTACAACAAAACCAGCAAACTTACTACTGCTTCCTAGAGCAAAACTGGCTAGAAAACCGGTAGCAGCAACTAAAAATAGTAGATTGTGTTGATGAGCGTCTTCTAACCACGCATTAATAGTTTCTATATTTGCTTTAATAATGTTGCTAAGAACAATAACAATTGCCGTAAATACCAAAACTCTAGCGTAATCTATTAGCTGTTTACGATCTCGTTTCCAGTCGGCTTCAATTTGCCAAGGCTCTTTGTCTTTCTTTTTTAAAGGTTTTTCTGGAATTGATATCTCAATATCGTCTTCTTTTAAAACCTTAAATATGTAGAACAAAATAACAATTCCCGCAGTAGCTAATAGCGGCCATGTTTTACCTAGAAGCTCCCAATAACTAAGGCTGAGAGCTGCCATAGGTAGTAAAACAGTTGCCTCTAGCGGAGACCAAAAATAAAAGTGATGCGTAGATAGATAATCAATAATTCCGTAGTTCTTACGTTTTTTATAATCATCTGGGGCAATAGTGTCTAGAGCACCTGCCGATACAGCGACGCGACCTGAAATCGGTAGTACGCCCGAGAACAGAGAGATAAGAGCAACAACTGCTCTTTTTGATTTTATAGTTGTGGCAATCCAAGCATAGAAGGGCATAAATATTTGGCTCTTCTTTGCCGCAAAGGACAAAGCCATAACTGAAGCAAGAAGTAGAAGGTATTGCTGATTATCCAGCAACAACGAGGATGTAAACTCCATTCCACCATAACCTTTCGTTCTCGATACTGTTAAGTATCTTTTTAGAGTATACGGGTGTAAGACCCGCGGCTTTTACCGCGTCGTCTGCAGCCCGTACCGTATCTGTCCAATTCGCGTCATCGAACACCAGGATGGCCTGCTTGGCGAAGCAGTCCCTATAACGGGTCACGGTCTTATATATATGCTCGTACTCGTGAGGTCCATCATAGAAAAATAAATCTACATCTTTGATAGTAGACACATCAACTTCGTGCACATCTTCATTAATAATGTGCACCTTGTTGTTGCCGATATAAGGGGCTATATTCTTTTCAAATTCATTTTGATCATTTGGAGGCAGCTCGCCGTGTCGCTCTTCTACAGGCTGAAGGTCCTCTTCCCACATATCAATGAAATAGGCTTCGAGGTTATTGCCCGCTAAAGCAGCCGCACCGGTTGCGCCTAGATACGCTCCAACCTCAAGGTAAACCTTAGATTGTGAGGCTAAACCGTTTAAGAGCTGCTGAACTCTACGGCTAGTCAAACCAGGAATGTCGATGTCCAGTTTTCTATTGACAGAGTCAACCAGCTCTCGGGTTACCACTAGGGTCCTGGGTTGGCGCTTATCTCCGTACTTAGCTGCAACAATCTTGTCGCAGTATCCGCAGTCCCAGCAGTCAAATTTGCAAGTGCGAATTTTTTTACGCCAGATGTCTATAGGTTTATCTACCAAGTTAGTCTCTTCAATAAAATCTTTAAAATGGTCAAAAAGTATTTCTTTACCGGCTGCATAGTTTTTGATAATTTGCATAGTCTCTCTGAGACGAGACTTGGACTCTCTTCCATGCATCTTTATAACGTCTATGCCTAGATCGGTAAAAAAGTACTCCCAATCTTCACGCCATGGTGGGAAATTAGCTGTTTTTAAAGGCACTGCTTGATCTTCGTATGTCCACTTCATACATGAAACGTGGCTAACAGGGTCGTGAAAATATTGTGGACCGTCTGTACGAGTGTTGTTAAATTGATAGTGCTCATCCATCATAGGGCATCCACCAAGACACCCCTCGTTGGCTAAAAGAGATAATTTAACTCCGTACTGTTCTTTAGCCTTTTTAAATCTCAGTAACTTTTCGTGATCTCTCATTAGATCTCGATCTAAGTTTATATAGTTAAACCCAGCCTTGGCTAAATGAGATATTTCTCTGGGTTCATTTACGTTTCTTAAAATAGTATTTTTAATAAAAATGCCGGGGAAAGCGTCTTGAATTTGACCCGTAGCTACCCAATGGGTGTGCGGAATAGTTACCGATTGTATGCCGGCATCATACAAAGGTTTAAAGTTTTGAATAAATAGATCTAAATTTTCTTGAGATGGGCGAACGTAAATATTGTTAAACACAGCAGATGCTGTAACCCCAGTAACTTCTTGTATATATAGGGCAAGTTGATTTAGGTAATCCCAGTCTTCTTCACGACCGTTAAATACGTCCCCCATAGCGTCTTGAGTAAAAGGAGGAATGCGACAGGTAAAATAAAAATCATAAATATAAGGCTTATAGTCAATTAAAAAATTTATAAATTGTTCTGTCTCTGCTTCAGCCAATTTAGGGTTTAACGGAACGGTAAACAAGTTTAATCCTTATAGTAGTCGTTATACGGGACATAGCAGTCTATCTTATTTCTTAAAGAAAGAGCTTTTTCTCTATCTTCAGAAGTAAGGGTGTACTTGTACTTTATCACCTCCGGATCAACTTCCCCTGTAGATTTGTTTACTACTTGTGGCACTTTTTCTAAATAGCGGTCTTTTAATTGCTCGTAAACTTCGGTATTTGGGCGCACAGTTATTTGAGAAACGTTTTCTGGGACCTCTACAAATCTCCAAGCAAATGCTTCTTCTTTAGTCAGTTCAACCCTAGAGCATCTAGCAGGATCCACATCAGACTCTACTATGACCGCTAAATATGACCTACCAATTTCTTTAAATTTAAACAGATCTTTATATTTTAAATAATCGTCTAGAAATATAGCAAAGTACTTCATTCAATTTCCTTTACCGCTTCCTTACGTATTTTGTAAAGGTCTAAAACAGGTAAATCATTTTTAAGAGAAGGTAAAATTGCCTGTTCAATTCTTCCCATTTCAATTTTCATTTGATTACCGTAACTAATTGCAAGTTGTAAAGTTTCCTTAGCCGCGTTGTTATCCATCTGCAGTATGGCGTCCATATTACCTATTCCAATTTGACCATAAGCCATCAAATCTAAAGAGGCCTGTCTTGCTAGTCTTACTATCCAATGATCCCTCTCTAGTTGAGAGTTTAAATACGGGTCTCTAATTGCGTCTAGTAAATCGGTACCATCTTCTAGATACGCAGATCCATCATCATACATTTCTTGAATCATTCTGAGGTATTGATCACGTTCGTATATTGTTTGACTCATACGACGCATGATTATAAGTCGTTCACGATCTAAATCTTTTATACGAGTTTTACATAATTTTTTAAACGCTACGGAGTCTGACTCATTTGCTCGTTCTTGCTCATAGTCTATTTCAGCTAATTTTTCTTCTAACTTTAGGACATGAACTTCTAAAGCCTCTTCACGAGAACGGAGTTCTAAAAGAAATTGTTTAAACTTTTGATATGGCGTAATCTGAGCATCGCCAACAAAATGCCTAGTTTTAAAATCAGATTGACTGTGCTCATAATTTGTCGCAACTTCAAGCCACTTCTGTTGCGTGTCTGTTAAATGTTCTTTATTAGTCCCAATAGGACCAGGCAAAAGTTCTTGTTTTCTTTGCTCCATAGTAATCTCCAATTATAGTATAAGTTAGTCACGCCAAGCACATGCGCCGGAAGAGCGCCCGCTAATACCCGATCCTCTCGGTTGCATTGTAGAACTGCCTTCAAATCCTGAATCTGTGGAATAGTTCCATCTCCAAGCACGGTTATTTTGAGCTCCGTCAAACATACCTAGCATGTAGGCATGTGCCTGACCCATGTCTAGATTTTCTTCCCCAGAGTTAGCAATAGGTTTGCTGTGGTTAGAAACAACACTATCCGTAGCATAGTTCCATTTACGAAACGCGTTTCCTCCGTTATACGATCCCTCGTTGCCGGCCCAACCAAAACCAATTTTAGAACTATGTCCTTTTTGTTGGTGATGGTTTGCCGCAGAAGCCACGCCAGATTGAGCTTCGGTAGCATAAGTAAACTTTGTTGTTGTCCCTGAACCATTCCAAACATAGCCGTAGTTTTCACCATAGTGGTGTCCAGCGTTAGAATCGTTTAGCGCAGAGGACCCAATAGTTCCTGCAAAACCCTCAGTAGCAAGGTTAAACTTTGAAATTGTAGTGCTATTGCCAAATACATACGCCATCATTCCAAAACCGGTAACTGGATCTGAGGACTGCATACCTTCAGAGTCGTCATAGGTTTGGGGCATAGAGAAATCTCCAGTGTTTACGTTAGTTCTCATGTTGTATGAGGAAGCGGTTGAATAGCCTCCCATACCGCCAGTGTTCCAAACAAAGTGACGGTTTGCGTTGTGACTTGACCCAATATACCCTCCAGCAGATGAAATCAAGTTACCCTGATCTACTGCAGAGTCTGTGGAGTGTTGAATATAGTTAACGTTAGTCCAAGGCTGGCTATTAATATAGCCACCTACAAGATACCCGCGGGTAATCACCTGTCGTAAAAGAAAACTCTTAACGCCTCTTGAACGACCGCCAATTACTCCGGTACCACCACCGCGACTAGTAAGGTTAAAAAAGGGCATTACTACTCCTAGTAGTTGAGGTTAGCTGAACCGAGAACCTGCCACGCTGATCCTAAACGGAGAAGCGTAAAGTTAAAGATATCAAGTTTGTTTGCGGTAGGTGATGGAGCAGTTCCGCCACCCCATTTAATAGTAACAGCGGATCCACCAATCTGGAAGGCGCTTGGGTACCCAGCAGTTCCACCTTGGTTTTGGATAATAGATATTGACATTGTCTTATCATTATCGGTTGGTACGTCTGTCAAGTTTACTGTGTAGTTTCCAGAAACAGCTGTTCCGTTGTAGAACACGTTTGCTGTGTTATAGCTGATGGTCATAACTCCACCAGATACAGATGCGCTAGATGAAATATCTTCACGCATTTCTTGAACGTCAAAGCGACCAGTGATGCGTGAGGTGCTGTTTAGGTTAACCGCTCCGTTAAATGTTGTAGTTCCAGTTACTGTTAAATCTGCGTTGGCAGTAACGTTTCCTGTAACTCCAAGAGTTCCAGCAATTGTTGTATTACCAGTGGTCTTATCTACGTTAAATTTGTTTGTGTTGACAGCAAGTGCGCCTGTTACAGCAAGATCGTTGCGTACTGTGGTTGTACCAGAAGTAGCACCCATAGTAATGGTAGTAGCTGCTTGACCTAGATTTAGGGTTGTAACAGTTCCGTTTACTAGGTTAAAGGTTACCGCGGAGGTTGTAATATCTCCGCCGTTTACCGCTAGATCTCCCGTAAGAGTTGTGTTTCCAGTAACTCCAAGAGTTCCAGCTACAAGAGTGTCGCCACTTGATGCGGCTACCGTAAACTTATCGGTATTAACCGCAAAGTTTCCAGTAGAAGCAAGAGTGCCAGCAGCAGAAATGTTAGCCACTGCCTCAAGGCTTCCAAGCTTCAAGGTGTCGTATGCAATATCTACGCCGTTACCATAAGTATTCTGAGCATAATCAATAGAAGTTGTTGGCTCAGTGCTGATGTTAGATACTAGCTTCCATATGTTATCTGTGGCGTCTTTAGAGAAGGCACCGAAGCGTGTACGGGTTGCTGAAACTACTTGTGCTGTAGCCAAAGAACGGTTTACTGTAGCAGTTCCTGTTGGGGATACTGCAGCAGATGTTACGTTTGAGGCTGTCTTAGCGTAGCTAAATGTGTTAGTTGTTACGCCAGTGATTGTATATGTTCCGTTAAATGTTGAGTCAACTCCAGTAATTTCTACAATCTCACCAGTTATAAAGTCGTGAGTTGCCGTAGTTGTAAGAGTTGCCACGTTAGCGGAGAGAATCTTGTTGCTAATGCTGTAGCTTACGTCACCAATTCTTGCGCTTGTAACTTGAGGAGCAGTCAATGCATAGCTAAATGTGGTCGCTGTGACCGCAGTAATTCCATATGTTCCGTTGAATGTAGCGTCTACTCCAGCAACTACTACTGAATCTCCTACCGCAAAGTTGTGGTTTGCAAAGGTTGTGAGAGTTGCTACGTTAGATGTTAAAGCTTTGTTTACAACAGACGCAGTTGGAATATTAGTTATTGCATACTTACCCTCTACAACAAGACCTAGGTCGTTTGTAGAAACTGTTGAATTATCACCAGTAAAGATAAACGGAGCAGTAACAGATAGGTTAGCGGTCGAAACCTGAGTTCCAGAACCACCAAAAGTAATGCTACCCGCAATATTTACGTCACCGACAATACCTACACCACCAACAACGGTGAGAGCACCAGTAGTTGGGGAAGTAGATGGGGTTGCAATTTCAATGTGTACGCTTTGATCTGGCGTAATAATCATTTGAGCATTACCGCTATCAAATCCGCCAGCACCAAAAATAATCTTATTTTCAGAACCGTTTGCGCCAGTA